CTGCAAGGACGTTCGCCCGTAGCCAGGAATTCATCAACTCGCCCACCTCATTCCAGTTATCGGCGTGCCGGTCTATCAAGTGCCAAGCCGTGGCTCCGTCCATGCCGAGCCAGTTCTGTGCCTTGTCAGCTTCTTCCGGTGTCATGTTCTTTCTCCGTGTCAACCGCGCTCTAACCCGTCAGTCGAGCCGACCTGCGCCAAAAGCGGCGCAGATCGGCTCACTTCTGCGTTGGGCGTCTTGGCCGCGCATGTGCTCCGGTGTTTGGAGCCGGGGAAAGTCCCGCAGCACTCGCGCTCCGCAGGCAGCGCGTCAGCCGGGCGGAATTCGTAGCCCTGCGCCACCATCAACTGCTTCAGCACATCCAGTGCCGCGTCAATGGTTTTGCGCTCGTACTGCACCCACACCCTGCCTGCTTTGGCCGGTGCGTTCAGGGCCGTGTAGAGCCGCAGCGTTGCTTCCTTCTGTGTTGCCATATCGTTCCCTTTCAAAAGTCGGTGCTGGTGATACGCCGCCCAACCCGGCGGTCAAGCGCGACCTTCGCCATAAGACCGGCGAAGGCCGCTTACCTATGCGTTAGGTTGCATCAGGCTCTTTCGCCCGATCAACCGCCTTTGCAAGCCAGTGCGCGCCCAAGCGCCGCAGCTTGTCCCTCCGCGCTTGGGTGAGTCGCACCGTCACAACAACGGTGCGCTCCTCGTCCGGCAGTGGCTTGCGGCCTTGACCCCTTCCTGGGCCTCCGTGTGGAGCCTTGGCCTTCATGCGCGCCCCGCCTCGATCCATTCGCACGCCTGCACCATTTTTTCCTTCGAGTGCTGCACGGTCACATCAATCCAAACAGACGTGCAAATAGCCTTCCGTGCCATCTTTGCGCGGCGCGTCTCACCGGACACCATCTCTGCCGCGAACAACTGGCGGCGGTTGTGCGCCTCTTGTACGGCTTGCTCCATCGTCTTTCCTTCAAGGCCGCCATGTGCCGCAATATCGGCCGCCAACTCATTCAGGTACGCGAGCACTTCCGGGCGCTGCATCATTTGTTCGGCGGTCAGGTTTTGCATTTTCGGCTCCTTGGTTGTCTGCGCTGCAACGTGCATCGCATGGTTGTTACTGTAATACATCAATCAAGCCATGTCAAGCATTATTTGTGTTACAGCAATCAACGTGCAACCTAACTCCACAATCCACCGGACCGCCTACCGGCGGCCGGTGATTTCGGCGTTCGGCGTCATCTCAATACATCCTCTGCGAATCGCTCAAAGGTCGCCCATGCACCATCAAATCCGCGTTCCCACCAGAGTATAAAAAACAGCAGCACGGCGAAGCCGGAAGTGAACAACAGCACAGCTATCAAAAATGGCTTCATCACCACCCTTTCAAAAGTCGGCGCTGGTAAGACGCCGCCGAACCAGTCAATCGAGAGGGAGCGTCCGCGATAAACCTGCGTCCGCCCCCTCATTTCGGGCGTTAGAGCGCAGCAAATGCCGCCTCCAGCCGCGCCAGCTCCGCTTCTAGGAACGCTTTCTTTTCGGTCATGTGGCGGTCGTACATCTCCTGTGGCAAATCGAGGTAGTTCCGCTCGTCAATCAGGGAATCAAGCGCCCCCTTGTAGTTGCCGATTTCGGACTTCAATTGCTTCGCGTTCTTGTACTGGTCTTCGGTCATGATTCGTTCCTTTCTTTATTGTCGTCAGCGGCGCTCTAACCCGTCGTTCCAGGCGCGACTGGCCGCGATGAAGCCGCGTCCAGCGGCCTGAACTCTGCGTTAGAGGTCACAATCCCACTCTCGTGCAGCGACTCGAAAAACTCCTGCGCCTTTTCTGCGCTCTCGAACTCAACGGTAACGCTGTAGATCGGTCGCCACTTGAAGCCGTGCGGTCGTCCGTGGAGCATGTTGTATCCGTCTTGCCTCTCGCTTCGCATCTGGTGAGCGCGTGGGTATCCAGAAGCCGCTTTACGGGCAGCGGGGGCAATAACGTCCGTGATGTATCGTTGTTGTTCCAGTAAATTTGCCATAGTCAAGTTGACCTCTAACCCTACGGTCAAGCGGACCGTTCGCAATAAGGCCGCTCACGGCCGCTTACCTACACGTTATGTTTCACGGGCAGCCTTGATCTTCGCCCGCACCCATGCTGCCCCGCCGAGGCGTTTGCACTTCGCCCATTCCTCGTCGGTCATTCGCACCGGGCGGGCGCGCATCAGTTCGCCGTCCTTGGCTATCGGCTTGCGTCCTTGGCCGCGTCCCGGCCCGCCACGTTGCGCGTTCATTCGTCGGCCTCGCTCACATAACAACCCCACCAACCATGCGCCAGCGCCCACGCAACAACAACCGCAACCCACCGCCAGCGGTACGTCCCGACGATGTAGGGGGCGACCACTTGGCGGCACACAACAACCTTGTCTCGTTCAACCTTCCACATCACGCTGCCACCTGTTCGCAGTGTTCCGCCAGTTCGCGGGCTTCGTTCGCCCACTGGCCGGTTTCCTCGTTCGCCGCATTGCGCAGGCTGTGCGCCGCGTCAAGCCACTGACCATCGGCCACCGCCCTGAAGGCGATCTGTGCCCGCTTCACTTGGCTATCCGGGGCGGTCATCAGAAGTTCGTAGGCTGTTTTCATTTCGTTCTCCGTTTGCGTTGTTGATATTGTTAGTGTAGTCACGCAATCAAACAATGTCAAGCTGTTTGTGTATCTACGCAAAGAAACATAACTAATCAATCAACGCGGACGCCTGCCAGCGGCGCTTCGCTTGCTGTCATGCGCCGGTTACCTCAGCGTTAGGGGTTTCGTCTTCGACCGTCAGTGCAACCCGTTGCAGCCAAGCGCCAAGCGCCCGTTTCTGCGCAGGCGTGTATGCGTTGTTGTCGGCGCACTCGTTGGCTTTGTAGCGGGCGTGATCTATTGCCGCCTTCCACGCCTCTTTCCAGTTGTCCCATGCAACGGATGTTTGAATATCCATGTCGTCGCAAACCTCAAACCCATGTCGTGCTTCAAACTCCATGCGCATCTGTGATTTCATCGCTTCATCCTTTCTGTTATCCACCGCACCCCTAACCCATCGGTCGAGCGCGACGGGCGAAAAGCCGCCCGCGCCTCACCTAAGCGTTGTGCGTCTCTTCCCGGCAGAACTCGCGCCACTGTTCCAGCGCTTCGTTTGCCGAGTCCCACCACTTGCTTACCGCTGCTGTGTCCTTGGTGTCGAGCAGCAGGCATTCCAACTCCAGTGCCAGCCGGTGCGCTGCCGGGAATATGTCGCGTATCGCATCCTCCAGCTCTTCGCGTTTGCGTCGCTCGGCATGCCAGCGCTCGAAAAACTCTTGGTGTTCGCGCTCCAGCACTTCCAGTCGGCTTTCCGTTTGCGGCGCAGATGGCGCGAATCCCAAGCGTTCCAGGTTGCGAATCACCGCGTCCTCGCCCGCTCGTATCTGGGCACTCCGAATTTCATCGTGCAAGCTCATGTCGTTTCCTTTCCGGGCCGTCGAGGCCCAACTAATCATTCCAGCGGACGGCTTCGCCGCCGCTGAATTCAAGCGTTATGCGCCCACATACCACGGGCGCCCGGACAGGATGCAGTCGGTGTCGTCGATCCGTTGCGCCTGCGCTTGCAGCGTCTTCCGCAGCGCGTCGGGCATCTGGTTCAACGTCTGCCAGTTCTTTTCCTGCCCGCAGCCGTCGCACTTCAACTCCCCGTTGCCGAGGCAGTAGTGGGTAATTCCGTTCTCGCTCATTGCGGCCTTTCCTCTTCGTCGAAAGTCATCTCCGGGTGTGGCACGTCGTCGTGAACAACCACCCCGTCATCGTCGGGCAGGTATCGCCCACAAACCACGCACCAGTAACCGTCAGCGCATAACAAGTCGTTCAAGGTTCGCTCCCTTCGGTCGCCGGACTGCCTTCGGCAGCCGCCTTAACTCCGGCGTTAGGGGTCACGATCTCTTGAACGGTATCGGTGCATCCCCGCCCCTTGCTATCTTGACCGCTTCGGCCAATCCGCCCTTCGGCTTCTCTGGTGGCCGGAGCCATCCGCCGTTGATTCTGTCGGCCAGTTCTCGCGCCTCCGCTTCGGTCATTCCGGGGTAACGCAGGTGGTATTCCTCGCGCCCGTTGTGAGTGCATTTGCAAACGTGAATGCTCATGTTTCGCTACCTCCAAAAGTCGGCGCATCAGGATCGGGCAGCCATCCGCACAAATCCTCAAACAGCGCCGTGTTGCTGTTCATGTAAAACGATCCGCCGTCACCCTTGCGGACAATGCAAAAATGCTCTTTGCCGTGCTTGTCGATACCGATGAATCTGAACCCATCGCGGTTTTGAATCTGGCCCAAGTTAATCACTTTCGAGGGTCCGCAATAGTCATCTGCCATCAATTCGTGAGGTTGTCTCATTTGCTGTCTCCAATGTCTGCGCCGCCTAACCCGGCGCTCAAGTTCGTTCCGCTTCGCTCCACGGGACCTTCGCCTGCGGCTCGGCCCCTTAGCTCTACGTTATGCGTCACGGAGAATTCCTCCGCGTATTTGTTGGCTTGATCCCTGCGCTTGGCTCATCACTGCCGCGCGCTCTAAGCAATCCTCTATGCGAATACCACGCCCAAAGGTGTCGCTACCAACATCAAGAGCGTGCCGCCTTGTGCCTGTCCAAGGATTGAACAGCCATGCCATCTCGCCGTGAAACTTCCGCCATTGCTCGGCGTGGCTCGGGTAGGGCTTTTGCATTCCGGTTGCCGGGTCGTACATCATCAGTAGTTCTTGCATCTCGATCTCCGTTTACAAAAACATTTGCGCTTGTTCGGCGCTCCGCAATAGGGGCAATCGCCAGTTTTCACTATCGCCATGATTTCTAACCCTGCGTTCGAGAGGGACGCTCCGCCGATAAGGCCGCCTCGCGCCCCTGAACTGCATCGTTAGGCACCAATGGCCGCCAGTTGCTGTTGCCGCTCGGCTTTGCCACGCAACCCATGCAGCGCAGCACGCGCTCAACGGTGTTCTTGTGGCTGGCGTTGCAGGTCGCACACGTTTTCATCGCGCTGCGTCCATCGCCACTTTCGAGCGTCACGTCATGCGCAGCGCCGATCATTTCCTTGGTCACGGTCGTCATTTGAAATACTCCTTATGTTCACGTAGCAGGCGCAGCGATCTATCGTCGTGCTTCTCCCACAACTGCAAGCCTCTAGCCCGCAGCATTTCCTCCACTTCGTTTAAACTCTTGCGCCCGAAGTTCGGCCACTTTCGAATTTCACTACGGCTGAACATGCACAGATGGCGCACAGTAAATGGCGGCTCAATGTCGAATGTTCCTGTTCCGGCGAATGAGGCGAACCCTGCCAATTCGGCTCGGATGATGTTTGCCGTTCGTGTTGTCAGGTCAGCCAAAAACACTTCAATCGGAAAATCTAGCGGGTGAATCTTGCGCAGTTGTGGGGCCTCCATTTTTTGGAGAGCCTTCAGTTCTGCAATCGCGTGCAGCGTCTGGTCGGGGTCGCCGCATCCGTCATCACCGATGCCAAGCGCCTCATCAATCGCGGCCAGCGTGCGTACTGCCTGCTCAAACAGGGTTTTGTAGTCTGTCATTCCAGTTCTCCGTCTTGTCAGCGCCGAGTTTGCAGATCGCGCTGATGATCGCCGTCCATTCGCGCTGGTCTTCGGCGTCTCTGGCCGCAACCAGTCTCTTCGCATAGTCCAGCATCTCCTCCTTGCCGCGTTTCAGTCCAAGTGCGTAGGCGTGGTCTTGCGCGTCCTTGAATGCTTCATCCACCTTATCGTTTACGTACCGCGTTTCGCGGTGCCAGTATTCGGTCAATGCGTTCTCGTCTGCCTTGTTCAATTACGTCTCCTTTTTTCCGCCTTTCTAATCTCATGCTAAAACTGCATCAACTTGAGCTATGGGTATTCTTCCCAGCTTGTTGAGCCTGAATATGCGTCTGGCAACCATCCGGCTAACCGTTGCCTCGCTCACCTCCATCATTTCGGCTGCTTGTTTTTGCGTAACGCTTGCAGGGCGGGGATGTGTCGCGGCGTAGATCCGGATGGTTGCCAGAATAAGAGATTGTTGTTCGTTCATCATGGGTAGTTAGTCCCTAGAATGGAATTTCATCATCGAAATCATTGAAGTTGCTACTCGCCTGTGCTGCAGGGTCTGGTTTGCCTGTGGCGGTAGTGGTAGCCCCATAACTGCTCTCGCGCGTAGGGTAGTCATTTGAACCACTACCTGAACTCATCCCTTGTCGGTTACCCAGCATCTGCATCGAATCAGCGAAGATTTCGGTGGTGTAGTTGGTATGTCCGTCTTTCTCCCACTTGCGAGTTTTCAGCGCGCCTTCGATATACACCTGTGAGCCTTTTTTCAGGTATTGCCCCGCAATTTCAGCTAATTTGCGAAAAAAAACCACGCGATGCCATTCGGTCGCCTCTTTCTTTTCTCCTGTCCCTTTATCTTTCCATGTATCGGTGGTCGCCAGCGTGATATTCACCACGGCGTCACCATTGGGCATATAGCGCGACTCGGGGTCTTTACCCAGGTTACCAACCAGAATCACCTTATTAACGCTGGCCATGATTCAGGGCGTCCCTTGCAGAATCATGAATCCGGTGGCGGCTTTTATTTGCTCAAGGGAAGAATTAACAGCCGTCTTGAAGGCGCGATCTGGGCGTATTAACTCGTACCAGAATGTTAATTTTCCGCTGTTTTCCCGATATTTCAGGCGCGCTTCAATGGGATAGGCGTCGCTACTACCTTCAAACACAGGCAGACCGAGAGTGAATCGCTGAAAAACCTCCATGCTGGTGCGGGTTTCCTTGTCTTCGTCATCTACGTAATCAAAGCGCATGCCGCCCGATTGCAGATTGATGCGGCTTTTTAGTTTCTTATCGGCCGTCGCCTCGAAAGCCAACGCCAGGGTGAGCATTTGAGCGCCTGTCGGCATGCCGGGGACGTTGGCGACATCCCCCAAGTTATCTTCGAGCCAGGTAGCGAAGTCCGCTTGATTCATCTTGGAATCGTTGCTTCCAAGCCATCGCTTCCATTCGACGGACAGGGCTGGCGCGAAGGTGCAGCGATGGTCGCGCCATTGTTGGAATTCGGCGGCATGATCATTGATCACAGCTTCGAGTGTGCAGTGTGACTTCTGGCTGTCAATGTTGGCGTAAATAACGCACTCATCAGGGCTACCGTGCTTTTTTACATAAGCGATGAAGCTTTCCGTAGTAGATGTGGTGACGGTGGCGCGTTTTCGCGATGGGGCCGGTAGCAGATCCTCCAGGCTGTGCACGATGTATTCTTTGGGAATAACTGTGTAAGGGATGCCGTTTTTCAGTTGGATGCCATCGAGCGGGGAGCTGGGAAGGGTGAGGGCTGTTCCGGCGCGGATCATCGTTTCGGCGTCGCCGCGTGGGTTTGGTGCATCATTCATTTTTGGTTCCTTAAAATTTGTGCTCTGACCGAAACTTAATTGGCAGCTTGCTTGAGTTCGCGGGGCTCGACGGCAACGGGCTTGAGTTCCAGTTTGGTCTGTCGCGGATCGTCGGACATGAGGTTGCCTTCTGGTGTTGGCCACAAAAGCGACTCAGGTGGCAAGCCCTTGGGTTTTTTGATATTCACATCTCCTTTGACGGCGAGGGCACCTGCCGTGCTAGGCTTGATGTCGATCTTCATGGTTAAACTTCCGGCCTTGTTGGTGTTGACCACGGCGGCGATGAGTTCCGACAGCTTCGCTCCGGCAATATCAAGGATTGAATACAGGTCGCCGTTTTCGTCCTCGATACGAACGTCGCGGATATTTTCATTAATGGGCTTTGTCATTTCAATACTCCTTTGGGTGGGTGTTATTACTACTCGATGATGGGTCTTCTAGTTTTGTAAATTTGTGATGTGGTTTGATGAATTTGCCCAGGTGAGCGCCTACCGACTCAGCTTTTTGCAGGTCAGCGAATTGAGCGGGAGTGATGCCGTGATAGTGATAGGTGCCTCCAGATTTGAACTTCACGGCCAGCGTGTCACCGTGATGCCCGACGGATTCAATCTGGCTTGACTTGACGTTGTGCATTGGAATGGTGGGTTGCTTGGTTTTCATGCGTCCTCCTCTCGGTTAAGAATCATGTGATCTGCATGAGCAATTAGCTCGCCCAACTCATTGGTTGTTAGCTCGCGCACAATGTTTTCCAGGTAAGTTAGAAGTTGGTCTCTCGTGACTTTTTGAGTCTCTGACCGCTTCGTTACATTTTCAGGTTGCTTCGGCGGTGCTGCGAACTCTTTGCGGTCGGCTTCGATCTTTGCGGCGGCTTCGGCTGCTGCCTTTCGCTGTGATTCGGCTTGTTCTGCCTTGATCTTGGCCTCCGCCTTGGCCTCTTCTTCCTTGCGCATCTTTTCGCGTTCTTCGGCTAGTCGTTTTTCTTCGGCAGATTTATGGTCTGCGATGCGCGACCTGATGACGAGCGCAAGATCGTCGGCTTCCTTCGCCACCAGTGTGGCGCGGTCGCTGAAAAGGAACCCATATTCTTTGGCTTCATCCAGTGTTGCCAAGTTGATCTGTATCTTGTCTGCAATAGCATTTGATTCGATTTTCTTTGCCGCCACCAAGTCATCAACTGCGCCGCGCATGGATTCGAGATTGCGTTTGCCCTTGATGGCGGTGGCAAAATCGGCAACGATCGGTGGCATTTGAACTGTCGCCAGCCGCTTGTTCAGTGTGGCGATATGGACTGCCAGCGCATCTTTACCTGCTTGCATGATCTCGATCTTGATGGATGCTTCGCGCGCTGTCACTAGCTTGTCCAGCGTGATGCGCTTGGCTTTCATTTCCTCGCGCAAAGCGTCCATTGTGCGGAATAGTTCGTCGATGCTGGCGGTCTGGCTCAGTGCCTGCTGCTTGACAAGTACTAACCGTTTTTCGCCGTCATCGAGGAACTTGACAGTTTTTTTGGCGACTGCAAAATCTTCATCGGTTTGCAGATCGGTGTTAATGCTCTCGATTCTGGCAAGTGCTGCCGACTTGAACAAAGCAAGATTGCTGCTAGTGACTTGGCCGACAAGCTCGACTGTGAGGGCGGGCAGGTCATCAATCGGAGCGACCACAATAGCGGGCGCATGCTCAATATGTTGGTAGTTGGCTAAGTCTTCGCCGAATTGTTGCCACCCGTTGCGCAAGCGATCGTGCCATTCTGGATCGCTATCTACCCACAAGTGCACGCAGTTTTCCGGCGTGCCGTCAGAACACATGAACAGCAAGCGAGGCGCTCTGGTGAGCATCATCACCTGCTGAGCTTGTGGCTGGTGGTGTTCCGGGAGAATGCCAGCACGCAGGCTGTCGGCGAGCTTTACAGACCACTGCTTATGCTCGAATGCGATAGATTCATCCATAGTCAATCCGTCACAGGATGCCGATAGTCTCCCGGAGGAAACGACGACCGGGTAGAGGTCGTCATCAATCAAGTCCTCTGCCATAGAGCGCCCGCCGATTTCCGTTTCATGCCCGCGATCAAAGATGCGCTGCGTGGCTGCATCGACTTCTGGCGCAAGGCCAGTCGACTTAAGTTTGAGAAGATCATTGCGCGTCGCGTAAGGCGATAGTCCTAGCATGGCGGCGGCTTCTGATGCGCCGAAGTGGGTAGCTCGAAAGGCCGCCCAATCCAATGTGCCTTGCTTTAGGTCGTGTTGTTGATAGGTCATATCAGGCTCCATTTTTAGATTCAGCAAGTTCTCTGGCACGCGCTTCGGCAATCTCTTCTTCGCTCATTTCGCCCGTTGCCGAAGGCTTGACGGCCATGATCACTGCCTTCTGCTCTTTTGTAAGCGGCGCTTTCGAGCTGGCGACCATGATTATTTGCTCAGGCGTTTTATTTCCATTAAGGATCAGCTTTTCCCAGTTGGGCAGCGATTTGTCAAAATCTTCTTGCGGGTAGAACTGAGGCTCTTCTGGTGCGCCGGTATCTGGATCAATGACGATGCCGTTTTCAATCGTTGCTCCGCGACCGGCCTCTGCCGCGTTGCTAATGTCTATGGCATTGGCCATCTCAATGGATGCGGGCATGTACTTGAGTACCTGTAGCAGAGGCACCTTGCGGCAATACATTTCCCAGTCTCGGAAACTGTAGTGCTTGCTGCCCACCTTGTTGTATTTGTCTCGGTGCTTGCGGATTTTCTCGACGCTCCACAATTCAATGATGGGCATGGTGGCATCGCGTACCCAACCAATCGCGTAGGCATGGGTCATGTCTTCTGGCGCATCAAGATCAGTCTCGTTGTGGATGATTAGGTCGCGTTTGGCACCGTCGGTAAAGGTGTATTGCTGATCTCTAAAAATCACGCCGGTATAAACCGTTCCGCGTCCAGAGCGAGAGACAAGGTCAACCAATCCTTTCCAGCCAGGCACAAATGTGCAGGTGCCTTTATAGGGGATCAAGTAGCCTGCCCCGTTAACCCCCGGCTCAAGCCCAAGCTGCCCGGCTGTCATTATTGCCGCAGCAATGCTCCTGGGTGAGCATTCCTGCATTTGTGCGCTAGAACTGAATGCAGTTAGCGCAAGCCTGGCCATACGGTCAGCCGTCATGTGCTTGGGCAGCGCCAAGGCGAGTTGCGGTTTTAGTTTGTCCATAAACCCGCTAAAAGCGGCTATGGGATTTTGAGTTGCTGGTGCATTCATTTTTATTTCTCCTAAATCCCAAAAACAATAGATACGGCATAGCCGATCACTACGATAAAAAACACATCTCGGTCAGTCAGCTTCATAGACATCCCCATTCAGCCTCTTTTTTTGCCTGAGAGCGTATCCATTCCATGACATCCAACCGCAGATTAGCGATGTTGATTAATTTATCGCCATGGCCCATGATTAAATCCGCAAAGTGCTTTTGCGTTGACACGTTATCCTGCAGGCAAGTCAGGATTGCATCAACCACATACTCAGGATCAAGCATTCGATCCATAACGACTTCTTCGATTCTTTGATCTTTCAGCCTTGCAAATTTATCAACGGCGGCTTGCTCGACTGGGGATAATTCAGGCTCATTAACTGGCTGATCAATTAGATCAAACATAGCGGCTCCTTTTTGAACAAGGCAATTGCTCGGACAACCGCTTGCTTTTGTTCATCCCGTCGCGCTTCTTCACACCGGGTGCAGCGGCAATTAAAATCAGAGTTTCTCTGCTGCCAATCGCCTATCGGCCTTGGTGCGGGTGGTGTATATGTGCCCATCACGCAGTCTCCTGTATGTTGGCAATAGGGTCGATTTCTATTGTGCTGTTCATCTCGCTCTCCTTGTTTGTGGTGTGAGTGCATTAAACACTATGTTTATAAAAATGTCAAACATTTTGTTTAATTATTTTAAAAATGTTCATCTGCTTTAAAATCAGGACGAAAAAAAACCCGCCGTAGCGGGTTGGGGTATGGATTTTTTTCTGTTACATCAGATTAGTGACAATGGTATCCCCCATTCTTGTGGTCGTGGTGACACCCATAACTATCGGTTCCGCCAGAATGGGCGAAGGCTGTTGCTGATAAAGCAATTGTTGCCAATATTACAAAGAACTTCTTCATGCGACTCCTCCTACAAAAAATACGGCATGAGCGATGCCGTTGCGCTTAAAGCTTTCCACCCTTGAAAATCGCAACGCCGCAAATAGTAGCATTCCCATTAATTTCAATCACCTGATCCGGCCATGCGGGATTGAGCGGGCGCAAAAACTTGCGATTCCCTTCCACAATCAGTTTTTTAAAGGTGGCTTCTTTTTCATCATCCAGCCTCACGACGACCAAAGAGCCATTTTCCCATTGCCGGTCAGGATCAATAAAGATTAAGTCGCCTGCACTGAAAGAGGGCTGTCCGTGAGGGTTGTTCATGGATTCGCCTCGAACCGTCAAGACAAAAGTACGCGGCCCGTGACTAACGGGGCAGGGGAACCATTCTTCCGCATCACCAGGGGAAAAGCTATCAATAATATCCGACCATTCCCCTGCCTGAACCCATGAAATGAGCGGTACAGAACTATAAGTCTTTTCGCTAGCACTTGTATTGGAGCTTTGTTTTCCGCCTGCGGCTACCATACTGCCTGCGCCACTCATTATCCATACTGCATCACATCCAATAATTGTTTGGGCATTGATCGCCCCGGCTTTTGATATTCCCCTGGTTTCCCAGTTATTAAGCGTTTGAGGTGATTGACCGAGCATCTTGGCCGCCTCTGTCTGGCCAATGACCTGCTTAATTTCCAGCGCGGCTTGATACAGCCTTTTCATTGATTCGTGCATGGAGTCAAGACTGCCATAACTTAATAAACTGGGGTTACACGTAATGTTTGACATTTTCTTAAACATGACGTTTAATATGATTTATGGAAGACAAAGAAAAAATTGAATCATTAGGTGGCCCGGCCCAATTAGCCAAACGGCTCGGGTACACAAAGCACGGTGGTGTCCAGCGTGTGCATAACTGGATAACACGCGGTATCCCATATCGGGTCAAGGTCGAATTTCCAGAACTATTTTTGTCTCACAATTTGTCTCACAAAAAAAATCGGCGAGGGCGACCCGGTAAAGGTGACGGGGTGAAGAGTGCTTAATGTGCCATCTCACCGCATTTCACCATATCGTTTTCCTCCCTTCGTTTGGCAACGATTTCTCTCGTGGATTGTGCGGCGTCAACAACGAAACGCAGCGTATCAACGCAAGATTCGGTCATTTTCTGATCTTGAAGTTCATGCGCTATTGCTTGGCATTCACCGCGCTGGCGAAGGATGTTCGCTTGGGCTTCGCGCATCAAGCTATCGAGTTTTGCGTTCTTTTCCTCGCAAATTTCCGCAGACGTTTTTCCACAGGCCGTCAGCATTCCCACCAAGACTCCAACCAAACCTATTACGGAAAGTGACCTCATTATGACCACACATCTGGCAAGAAGCGGTAGTTCGTCGCCCCTTGGAAAGCTGTCGGCAAAGGTGGAGGTGCGTGTCAGTGAAGACACAAGGGATGAGCTTGATCGGCAGGCAAGAGAGTGCGGCCTTGGCTTGGGTGAGTTTGTAAGGGAATTGCTCATGATTCGTGCCCATGGAATTGATTCTGTTCGCAGGTTATACGAAAGACGCTTGCAATTGGTGTCGGGAATGTCCGATGAATGTACTGGGAACCCCTGACAATGCCCGCCCATGGCCGGAAATTGCCTTCCCTTGTAGAGCAAGTGGAGTCGCTTTCAGTACGTTCGCCAGCAGTTGCTCAGATGAACCGGCCATGGCCACCCAATCCGTTCCCAAAAGGTATCCGCACAGGATCCGCAACAGAAAAAGTTCTGCATGCACTCAAAGCAGCACACCCAAGCTGTCTGGAGCACTGGCAGTTAATGCAGATCACCGGCAGATCACGCGGTGCGATTGCGTGGGGCATGAGGTATTTGCAGGCAAATGGCCTGGTGCAGGCTTTCAGTTCGATGAAGAACCGCCAGTATCTCAGGTATAGGGCGGTTATTAAGGATACAAAATGAAAACAGCTGTTTCCGCCACGAGCATCCACCAATACCATGCCATGCAAATGTTTGGACAAATTGCACCCAAGCAACTACTGATCCTCCACAAGATGCGCCCAGGCCGTCTCTATTCGCGGCGGGAGCTATCGAAACTGACTGGTCTCGAAACATCCTGCGTTGCTGGCCGGGTGAATGAATTACTGGAAATGCAGCAGCTTGAGGTTGTCGGCATGCTGCGATGTCCCATAACAAACAAGCATGTCGAGGCCGTGCGCTTGCGTGATGTGCAGGGGGATATTTTCGGGGTGGATATGAGGATTTCAAAGAATGGCTAACCAATGGCTCAGGTTGTGGCATGACATGCTCACCGGGTGGTCGCATTGGAGGCGCGAGTAATGGCCGCCCTTCCTTACATGCAACTCTATGTGGCCGAGTACCTTGCTGACACCGCGCACCTGACCGCCGCACAGCATGGCGCATATCTGTTGCTGATTTTCAACTACTGGCAGCGCGGGAAGCCGCTGAACAATTCCAACGAACGTTTAACGAACGTTGCACGCATGACAAACGAAGAGTGGGCAACTGCCAAACCAGTGCTCGCAGAATTCTTTGAAATCGATGGCGACGAGTGGAGGCATGAACGAATTGAGCGCGATTTGCTTGCTGTAAATTCAAAATCCGGGAAAGCGAGTGTGGCTGGGAAGGCTTCTGCGGCAAGGCGTGCCGAGGTAAAAGCAACGAACGTTGAACGAACGTTGAACCATACAGATACAGATACAGATACAGATACAGATACAGATAAGAGTAAACACTCTGTAGTTGAGATAGGAGGGGGTGCAGGGGGAGGATCTCCGCTGGAGGCGATTGAGTCGGCAAAGCCGTCTCGCCAGAAAAGGCCCACGGCTTTGCCGGAAGATTTCTCCCCTGCCGAAACCGGCATCGCTTATGCCGTCACCCGGAGGCTATCGCTGGAAACCGAGCTTGCCTCGTTCCGAAACTGGCACCAGGCCAAAGGCACGACGATGAAGGATTGGCAAGCCGCGTGGCGAACGTGGTGCGACAAGGCGGTGGAGTTTGGTCGAGCCGGTCAGTATGGTGGTGGTGGGGCGAGAGCTTCGCCAGCAGCAAATTCTCGTGACGAAGGCAGGCGGAAGGTTCTTGAAGTTTTGACAGGAGGAGGTAGAAATGAGCAGCGAAGCGAACGTGACATTACCGGTGAAGCTGTCCGTATTACCGGATAGCTGGATCGAGAAAATTTTCTCGAAGATGTCTTCGTTGTACGGGACGTTATTCTCGGATCGGTGGCGTGATTGTGACCTTGCTGAGGTCAAGGAGGTTTGGGCAGAAGAGCTTTCGAGCTTTTCCGATAACCCGGAATGCTACGGCTTGGCGCTCAAGGCGATGGTGAGCGAGTGCAAATTCCCGCCGACGCTGCCCGAGTTTGTTGCGCTGTGCCGGAAGAGCTACTCGCGCCCTAAGCTGGTAGCGCTTGAGCACAAGCTGACCCCTGAAGACATCGAGCGAAACAAGGAGCGTGCGCGGCAGATGGTTGAAGGACTCAGCCGGAGGATGTCTGCATGAAAAACTGCGCATGCGGCGGCGATCTACTGCGCCATGGCTTGACCAGATACGCGGCAGACAAACGCCTTGTCGGCGTGCGCTACAAATGCCGCGAGTGCGGAAAAACTCACACGCAACGCATGGCAGAGGACGAATGCAATGGATTGCTGTTTTTTAGCGCAACAGGACGACCAACGCTCAATGATTGGCGATACGCTCAATGATGAAGAGCACCGGCACCGATGTGAAATCCGTTGGTTTATCCGCCATGCAGCACAACGCGAAGGCAATGGTCAATCTTACCTTGAGCTACTGGCAAAGCACAGGGGACGGGCTGCCGCCGATGCGTTCAGGCGGGAAGCGGCTGAGCAGTGGGGGCGGGGAAATAAAGGGGAGTCGGGCGATTGGCGGCCATGAATGAGTTGGAGCTTTTCGCGGGCGCTGGTGGAGGAATACTCGGCTCAATGTTGCTTGGGCACAGAACCGTGTGTGCAGTCGAGTGTGATGCCTATGCCAGATCAGTTTTACTGGCCCGACAAACCGATGGAACATTCCCGCCTTTCCCGGTTTGGGATGATGTGCGTACCTTTGACGGAAGACCATGGCGCGGGATTGTTGACGTGGTTTCTGGCGGCTTCCCGTGCCAGGACATCAGCGTTGCCGGTAAAGGGGCCGGACTGGACGGCGAGCGGTCAGGGTTATGGTCAGAAATGGCTCGGATCATTGGGGAAGTACGACCCCGCTACGCATTCATTGAAAACAGCCCAGCGCTCATTAATCGCGGACTCGACCGAGTGCTCTCCGACCTTGCCGCGCTCGGGTTTGATGCGCGATGGGGAATTATGGGAGCGTCCGACGTTGGTGCCCCGCATAAGCGGGAACGAGTCTGGATATTGGGCTACTCCCGCAGCTTCGGACGGGACGCGGGGCGGCACGATTACCGAAAAAATGACGGGTCAGTCGTTGGTGCAGATGGTAAATACGCCTGCGAAGTGGCCAACTCAGACAGTCTGCGGGAACTACAACCGAAAGAGCGTGAGTGCGAACAGCGGGGACGGCCTTGCAACTGCGGTAAGCCAGCGCATCTATCCGACTGCGACTGCGACTGCGTACAAGGGCTGGAGTCCGAATCACAACCGAGCGGACACGGACGACCGGCTGGACTACACGATAGAGCGCGAGGGATTCAGCCATGGCCAGCAGACCCCGCCGATGCGCCTAAATCCGGATTGGGTCGAGTGGTTAATGGGATGGCCAATCGGGCAAACCGAATTAAAGCCATTGGCAACGGACAGGTTCCGCGTGTTCGAGCAGCAGCATGGCGGATTTTGAGTGGAGATAATAATGATTGAAATTCATCAAAAACCAGAAATGGTGACTGAATTTTCGGCTGTCGGGATGTTCTGGGCAGGCTATGTTCTTGGCTTATTCATGGCGGTATTGGTGAGTTTGTCATGGTGACTGTTCCTTGGCCGCCAAAGGAGTGCTCGCCAAATGCCCGTGTCCATTGGAGCAAAAAGGCAAAGGCCGCGAAAGCCTACAAACACACCTGCTGGGCGCTGGCAAAAGAAGCCAGGTTCAAGGTTGATTGGGATGGGGCAGTGCATCTTTGGGTGACATTTTTACCGCCAGATCGGCGTCCTCGCGATGATGACAATGTTATATCCGCCTTCAAAAGTGGCCGCGATGGCATTGCAATGGCGCTTGGTATCGACGATTCGCGGTTTGTGCTGCATCCATTCCTGCACACTGAGGTGCGGGTCGGTGGTGCGGTTGAAGTGCGATTAAGTGCGGGGGTGGCGTGACCACGATCAATCTCGTGAAAACTAATATGTCTCCGCCAACGGAGCGGGATCGCGACGTACTGCGTCAATTCCTAACCGGATATATCGACGGCATGAGCCAAGACGATAAGCGCGGCTGGCGGCGATTCCTCAAGCGTCTGATGAGCATGGAGCCGGGGGAACTTGCGCGCATCGAGGCAGTTGTGCCAAGAAACAGTAAATTCCATCGCAAGTTTTTTGCCCTGCTGACTCTCGGCTTCGATGCTTGGGAGCCACCAAGAAAGCGCCAAAGCTACAAGGGGCATCCGGTGCAGAAGAACTTTGAAAGATTCCGCGAGGATGTGACTATTGCTGCAGGGTTCTATGAGCAGACCTTTGATCTCAAGGGGCGGATGCAGCTACGGGCGAAGAGTATCAGTTTTGCCAATATGGGCGATGCAGAGTTCGAGATGCTGTATTCGGCGGTAGCTAATGTGTTGTTGGCGGGCGTTCTGGTGAATTATTCAGGGCGCGATGAGTTGGATGAGGTTGTGGAAAAACTGCTGGGGTTTGTTTCTTGACCTATCGCTCCCGACCACTGCTTGACCTTGCTCACCGGGTAACTGAATGCCAGTTGCGCCTTCCGGGTGTCTGCCTGGGGCATTCTGCGCATGGTTGCGAGCCAGCTCACTCGAACCAAATAAGGCACGGGAAGGGCACAGGGCACAAGGCGGCAGACTTTTACCATGTGGCTGCCTGCCATGCGTGTCATGCTGAGCTGGATCGGGGTAGGAGATTCACAAAAGATGAGAAGCGAGGATTCTGGCAGGAAGGATGGGAGAGGACTATGGCGCTGTATTTCAACAACCAATGGCTGAAGGTGGCGGGATGATCAAACCAAGAGGGGTTATAGCGAAGAAGAAGCGCACTAAAGCCGGGACATCAAGAGAGGCCGCCGAGTGCAAGCGGTTAGCCTTTGTTGAGGCGTTTCTTGCTAATGGTTCAAATGCCTCGCAAGCCGCAGTATCAGCGGGTTACAGCGCCAAGACGGCGGGTGTAACCGGGGCGAAGATGCTAAAAGATGCTAGAGTTAAGCTAATTCTTAGCCAAAGGACAGCAGAAGTATTCGACAACCTCAAGATCACGACCGAGCGCATCCTGAAAGAGCGCGCCCGTTTGGCATTCTATGATCCGCGCAAGTTCCTCGACCAAGACGGGGAGCCGATCCCACTGCACTTGCTGGACGACGATACTGCGGCGGTGATTTGCGGGATCAAGATTTCACAGACGGGCGGCGGTGATGTGCCGGTTACCACGATCAAGGAATACAAGGTTGCCGACAAGAATGCCAGCCTGACTTCGCTTGAGAAGCAAAGGGGCATGTACGAGGCGGATAATAACCAGTCTCGCCCTGTCACCAAAGTAGTCATGGTTCCGCCAAAGCGCAATGCCGATGACTGACAGCGAGGAAGTCATTGTTTGGCAGCCATTCGATCGGCAGGCTTTATTCCTTGAGTCTCCCCATGAGGAAGTTCTATATGGCGGCGCAGCTGGAGGGGGCAAATCAGACGCCTTGCTGATTGATGCTCTCGGACTGCATCAAGGAGCTATTGATAATCGCAAGTATCAGGCAATCATATTCCGCCGCACGTTCCCCGACCTGAAGGACTTGATTGACCGGTCGAAGGAGCTCTATCCAGAGATAATTCCGGGTGCCAAGTACGATAAACAGGGCCACGTCTGGACATTCCCGTCCGGTGCGCGCATTGAACTGGGGCACATGCAGTACGACAGCGACCGCTTCAAGTATCGCGGCCGCGCCTTTCAATACATCGGTTGGGATGAGCTGACGCTGTTCCCCACGTCGGTGCCGTACCTGTACATGCTGTCCCGGTTGCGGACTGTTGATCCGATGATCACCTGTTACGTACGTGCGACCACGAACCCGGACGGACCCGGCTTCAAGTGGGTCAAGGATTACTGGAGTATCCCGACAGAGGGAACCGCGACCAGGTTCAAGGTCGAGGTGCGCGACGAAGAAACCGGCGAGGTTTTCACCCGCGTGCGAGCCTTTATCCCGGCCCGGCTGGCAGATAACCCGTATCTACGGGATTCAGGGTATCGGCAGACATTGCTAGCCATGCCACTCGAGGAACAGAAAGCGCTGCTGCGTGGCCGGTGGGAATCGCCGTCAATTCGCGGTGCGTACTACACGAAGCAAATGGAAGCGGCACGCCTGGAGGGGCGTGTTTGCAAGATACCGATCCTCCCGAACATTCCAGTCAACACCTTCTGGGATTTGGGTGGCGATGGCACCTCGATATGGTTCCACCAGCGGCTCGGGATGGAGAATCGTTTCATCGACTATGAGGGGGGAAGCAAGAAGCAGTTGGAGTATTTCGTCCAACAGATGCAGTTGAAAAACTACCTTTGGGGAACGCACTACTTGCCACATGATGCCGAGCATGGCCACCTGGCGTCGAAGGGTAAAAGCATGCTCGATCTGCTTCAGGAAATGGCCCCGAACTGGCGGTTTGAGGTTGTTGATCGCGTGAATAACCTGATCATCGGCATTCAGCAGACGCGATCAGTGTTTCCTTCTTGCTATTTCGACGAGGACAGGTGTGCTGATGGAATTGCTGGGCTAGAGAACTACCGGCAGGAATGGGATGACAGGCTTGGCGACTACAAGCCGACGCCATTGCACGACTGGGCGTCTCATCCATCCGATGCGTTTCGCCAGTTCGCGCAGGGGTATGAGGGCGAAAAATCAAAGAATAGGCCATTAATACGGCGCGGTTCAGGTATGGCTAGGTAAGGACAAGCAGCCAAAGTCTCGCGCCATGCGTGGCACTCTATCCTATATTCATTAGGAGTGAGTTGTCTATGGGTGCAAACCTCGACCTAAGTAAAGCATTTCTCACGCGGCAACACGGCGACCTGCTGGCCGTCTATACATGGGTTGATGACGAGAGAGCATTGATTCTTATCCCCGCTTACCGCAAGGGCGCGGCTTGGTACATCCTCAAGGATTCGGCTGCTTACAAATACGATAACGATGACTATTTGGCGCGCCAGTGCCGAACGGCTGCCGAAGTGCTTGGCATGGAGCCGTCACCCAACAACTGGTTCAAGCTGGCCTCAATCATCATTGAGGGGATCCCCGACCTGTTGGAGATGCCGTCTGCGCCTGAACGCGAGATGATGAGGTCGGCGATTGGTGAAATGCAGCTACGCGCGGATGGCGCGTTGATGGCACAGGAAGAGATACGGCTGACGAAGGACGACGGGGTCGCGTATGGCTGACCCATTTGAGATTGGTGTCAAGCGCCGTGTTGGAGGCGATCATTACAGTGATTCGATTGATGAAGCGCTGAACCAGACCAAGGAGGCGGCGGCTGACCCACTGGATAGCGAGGAGTCGCGCAAGCTGCACAGAAAGCTGATGGATTGGTATTTCCATGAGCGCTCAAGGCAGTCGGATAACCGCATGCAAATGGCGCTGGATGCGGATTTCTATGACGGACTCCAGTGGAGTGCAGAAGATCAAAATGAGGTGACTGCGCGAGGCCAAATGCCCTTGGTGTTCAACGAGGTCGCGCCAATGGTTGATTGGTTGATCGGCACGGAGCGGCGAACGCGCATTGACTGGAAGGTGTTGCCAAGGACAGAGGATGATGTTGATTCGGCGGATGCCAAGACCAAGGTGCTTAAGTTCGTTTCCGATATTAACCATGTGACATTTGCACGCTCTCGCGCTTTTTCTGATGCCGTCAAGTCCGGCGTTGGCTGGCTGGACGATGGTGCGAGGAATGATCCATCGGAAGATGTGCTGTATTCGCGTTACGAAGATTGGCGCAATGTGCTGTGGGATTCTTCCAGTTATGACATGGATTTGTCCGATGCGCGCTATATCTTTCGCTGGCGCTGGGTAGATGCAGATGTTGCGGAAATGATGTTCCCAAGTCGCAAGGCCCAGATTAGGCGCGCAATAGTAGATGTGGACAGCATTGATGAGGCAGGAACGGATGAGTTCTATCTTGGCATGCCTATTGTCAGTAGCGGATCGCTTTACTCGTCCAACGGGGGAATTCATGGAGAGGCATCCAGGCGCAGGATCAGGCTGATTGAATGCCAGTTCCGCCAGCCGACGAATTCAAAAATCATTGCGAATGGCGCGCTCAAGGGGGCGCACTACACCGAACATGATGCGGCGCTGGTTCAAGCGCTGGAAACAAACCCTGCCGATATTGTTGAGCGTGTAATGATGCGCACGCATTTCGCAGTCTTCACCGAGGAATGCATGCTCTCGATGGGAGCATCCATCTATCGGCACAACAAGTTCAGCTTGACGCCCTTGTGGTGCTATCGCAATGGCCGCACGCGCTTGCCTTATGGGGCAGTTCGTCGTGTAAGGGATATTCAGCAAGATTTGAACAAGCGCGCAAGCAAGGCGCTGTTCATGCTGTCCACTAATCAGATTATTGCCGATGAAGGCGCAGTTGCAGACAAGAATGTGGCTCGTGAAGAAGCTGACCGTCCAGATGGCTACATAGAAAAGAAGTCTGGCAAGGAATTCAGTATACGGCGTGACACGGATGCTGCGAGTGGGCAAATTCAAATGATGACGCTGGATGCCCAGACTATCCAGCGCGCTGCAGGGGTGAATAACGAGAACCTGGGGCGGCAAACCAATGCGACTTCAGGTGAGGCCATTAAAGCCCGACAAATGCAGGGCAGCGTTGCAACAACAGAGCCATTTGACAATCACCGTCTGACAACTCAAATTCAGGGGGAAAAGCTACTCTCTCTTGTGGAGCAGTTCTACACAGAGGAAAAGGTTATTCGTTTGACAGGAACACGCGGCCAGATGGAGTGGTTAAAGGTCAATGAGCCAGAGATTCAGCCGGATGGGTCTGTCCGCTACATAAACGACATTACATCAAGCTCGGCAGATTTTGTGGTGTCTGAGCAGGATTATGCGGGGACGTTGCGGCAGGTCATGTTTGACACCATGTCGAAATTGGCTGAGAGTCTTCCACCAGAATTGGCTGTTCGCTTCTTACGCATGGCATACGAGTATTCGGATATGCCCAATAAAGATGCTATCGCCGACGAGATACGCAAGCTCACTGGGGAGCGTGACGATAACAAGCCGATGACGCCGGAAGAGGCGCAGCAGGCAGAGCAACAGATGCGCGATCAGGCAGATGCTTTGCAGATGCAAAGAGACTCTGCGATGCTGGCGATGGCTGAGCAAAGAGCCAAAGTGGATAAGCTCAATGCCGAGGTGGCAGAGATCATGGCTCGTGCCAACGCAGGTAATGGCGCTTCCATAGAAATGGAGCAAGCCCTGCGCAAAGTGCAAGAGCAGGCCGCAACAAAGCTCGAATCCATGGCCGAACAGTTGCGCAAGGCACAGATGGAGGCCGCCAACAAGACAATGGCAATCAACAAAGAAGCAGACTTCAAGATACAGGCGGCAAGGATTGAGGCCGCAAGTCGTGAGCGCGTTGCCGAGATTCAGGGGGTGGCTGAAAGGCAAATAGATGGGCTGATGAAAAGACTGGATGAAATGAGCCAAGCCGTCAATGAGGCGAACAAGGTAGCCCAGGAAGCGACCAAGGCGGCAGAGGATGCAGCAAAGCTGGCAGAACAGGCCGAGCAGATGGCGAAGAACGCAGAGAAACCAAGCGAGAAAGAGACGAAGACCGCATATAAAGAACCCGCTGCGCCGCCCAATATCACCGTCCCCATTACCTTTGAGGCGGGCGCTTTCCAAGTGGACGCCAAGTCGCAGCCGGGAAACAAGACCATCACTCTCCGTTCCGGGGATCAGACGGTGACTGGATCAATTCAAAGCAAGGAAGAAAAGTGATGCAAAGCCTAGATTTGAAAATAGAGCTGACGCGGGACGAAGGGTTAAGGCTTAAACCCTATCGTGACACGGTAGGCAAGCTCACCATCGGCATTGGTCGCAATCTGGACGATGTAGGGATTAGCCAGGACGAAGCGATGCACCTGCTGGATAACGATATTGCGCGCACCACTGCGGCGCTGGACAAAGCAATTCCGTGGTGGCGAAGCCTGAATGATGTACGCCAGCGCGTCGTGGTGAATATGGCGTTTAACTTGGGCGTCGCCGGGTTGCTGGGATTCAAGAACACGCTGGCGGCGATGAAGGCAGGACGCTACGCGGATGCGGCGGGGGGCATGCTTGCATCCAAATGGGCGACGCAGGTGGGCGAACGCGCTAAACGATTGGCGGCCATGATGGCAAAGGGGGAATGACATGGATTGGCTAAAGGCTCTGGCCCCACTTTTAGGGACGGCGCTAGGCGGGCCGTTAGGTGGTGCGGCGGCTTCATTCATTGCGGATAAGCTCGGCATTCAGGAAAAGACCATCGAGGCTGTGAGCGAGGTTTTGAACAGCGGGAAGATGAGTGCGGATCAAATCGCTTCGCTGAAGCTCGCCGAGATTGAATTCAGGAAATTCCTAGAAACCAACAAGATCGAACTGGCCAAGCTGGATGTGGAAGACCGCAGCAGCGCCCGTGCCCGTGAAGTTGCGGTCAAGGACTGGATACCCGGCACACTGGCGATACTGCTCACTGGCGGATTTTTCGGCGTCCTGACGTACATGCTCCAGTTTGGAACACCGGAAAAAGGAGGCGATGCGTTGCTCGTCATGCTGGGCAGCCTTGGGACGGGGTTTGCGAGTGTACTGGCTTACTATTTCGGATCAAGTTCAGGCAGCAACCAAAAGAACGCGATCATCGAGAGGCTGGGAAAAAAATGACTACGTACTTAGTGACTGAAACGGCCACTGGAGCCGAGGTGTATCGCTGCCCAGTACGACACCCACCTTGCTGCCTGCTACGCCGCCTATGACGGCACCCAGTAAATAACTAGTTACCTGGAAAAAGGAGAAACAATGATCGAGCTCACCGCACCACCGGCAGAACTTGCTTTTACCCTACAGATAACCCGAGCGGCAACGGGGGAAACCGAAACCGTTCACATGGTCGGACATATCCAGCCACAGACCCAAGCAGAACCCCAACCCAAGGAGATAGATGATGTCAGTAACTCATAGCACCGCAGCGCGTAATGCTGCAACAGATGCCGTCACCGCGCTGATCGGGGCGAGTGGCAACCTCAAGTTTCGATTGGCAGGTACGGTCGCTGCGCCAGGTGCCGCTGTCGCCACCCTGCCGCTCTCTGCTACAGGCTTCGGCGCTTCGGCGGCAGGCACCGCGACCGCCAACGCGATCACGTCAGATACCAATGCGGCGGGTAATGCCACTGCCGTCGCCACAGCGACGCTGGAGACTTCGGCAGGAGTAGTGGTGATTCATTGCGCCGTGGCAGCGTCGGCGTCGGATATCAACATGACCAATGGATTGATTATTGCTGCGGGCGATACGGTAACCTGTTCGTCATTGACGTATACAGCCTTGAGCGCTTAACCATGACCATCCGCGACGAAATCCTATCAAGATCAGACTGTGCCGACGCGCTTGCCGCAAGAGATTGTGGCGCGCTGGCGGCAATCCTTTCAGTTGGGCGCACCAAGATCATCAGCAAGCCCATTGGTTACGGCACAGTGCTCGCCACGCTTGGCCGTGGCGTTGGTGGGGCATTCCTCAACACGCTTGAGGAGCTTGGCAACACAGTCGATCCTGACCTTAAATGGACACTCAAGACCATCGAAAATGAGTCATTCGACCTTGGCGAACAAGCTACACGGGACGGGATTGATGGGCTGGTGATGGCCGGTGTTTTGAGTGCAGAAGGTGCAGCAGCACTCAAAGCATTGGCCGTAGTGCCAGACGTAGTAACCGCACATGAAGTCGCGGCTGTCTGTTGGTCAGATGATGGCACCTGGTTATTTTAAGGAGAAAATATGGCTATCGCACACGCAACCGTAGCAGCACAAGCCAGTGCCTCAAACGCCGCTGCAGGAACGACAACGGGTTCATGGATCGACCTAACAGCTGCGTATAAGGCATCAATTCTGGCATTGATAACCAATGGAGGAACTGGGCCAACTGTGGCTTGTACGGCACGGATTGATCTCTCGCCCGACAACGGCACAACGATATATACCGGAGCCGGAGGAGCATTTCAGGCGGGTATTACGGCTAGCACGACATATGCGGCGGAATTCAGCCTGCCGGAAGACACGATGTATGCCAGAGTTGTGTTCACTGGAAATACCGCGCAGGCCGTGACTGTTCAGGCAGATGTAACCAAGCTGACGGGGATTTAATCCACCATGCCTGCCAAGAATAAGCAGGGCAGGATATTCCTTCTCGACCGAGCCAAGGCAGCACAAACCGGCACGTTCTGGCTGTCTCTGTTCCAGGAAGGGAAGCTTGTCCGCGACTTGGTAGGCGGTCAAGATATTGCCAACCCCGGCGGGTTTGCCATTGATGAAGGCGGGTCTGTCGCCACGTTCAACGGTTCACAGCAACAGAATAAGACGATAGTCTTTCCCGCAGGGTTTGATCAAAGTAATATCATCGTCGCGGCGCGAATCAAGGCCACTGCCGCACAAGCGGGGACTCCTGGGGCGGCTTTTGGTATCGCTGACAGCACCGGAGTGCAGACGGGTATCGGCGTGGGATTCGATCCGTCGAACAACGTGGGGCATGCCTTTCTGGACAATGGCGCTGCCGGGTTGAAGGGCTACAGCGCGGGGGCATTGAATACCTATTACACGGTTTTCGCGCAAAGGTTATCCAACACCAACCAGTACGGCTGGATCAACGGCAATCCGGCCACGACGAGTCAGGGGGCTGCTGGCGGAAGCATTGGCACGGTTAATGAAATAGTCATTGGCGCACAGCATCGCAGCGCGGGTTATTTAAGGCAGTTCAAAGGCACCATCGAGTGGGCCGCGCTGATTTATTTGCCCAAGGCAGGCACGTCGGGCACCGACGGGTTGATGTCGGATGAGTTTGCCAAGTACCTCTATGAGAGCAATTATCCCTACTCGCTGGAGGCGAAACCCAGCAGGATATTTGTTGCATCGGCGGGGGGCAGCACCACCCACAGTACAAGCGCAGCACTGGCGGGTCAGGGTAGCGCGGTTACTGGAACTTCCGCGCACAGGGCAAAACACGCCGCTACAGGGGTTTTAACGGGCGCAGGGTCAACGGTCGCTGGAACTTCCGCGCACAAAGCCAAGCACATCACAACGGGTGTTGTAACGGGTGCTGGTAGCCTAGTAGCAGGAGCCTCGTCAAGAACTAGACAACATCCAGGCGCAGGGGTTTTAACGGGTGCCGGTTCAACGGTCACGGGAACCGCGGCGAGAACCAGACAGCATCCGAGCACGGGGGTACTGACGGGGCAGACGGCGACTATTGCGGGGGCTGCGGCCCGAAGTTCAGCGGGGGTACACGCAACTACCGGGAACTTGACTGGCCCCGGTGCCGGTATCGCCGGAGTATCCGCTCACAAAGCCAAGCACACCACCACTGGGGTTTTGGCGGGGCAAATCGGTGCTATTGCCGGAGCCTCTACCCATAAAGCCAAGCGCGTCACTACAGGGGTTTTAACGGGTGTTGGTTCAACGGTTACTGGAACCTCAGCGCACAAGGTTAAGCATACCACCACTGGGGTACTCAGCGGGACGAACGCTATTATTGTTGGCGCAGCGGCGCGTTCAGCGGCGGTCCCCACGCACGCCGCGACGGGAAACTTAATCGGGCAAGCCGCTTTGGTTACAGGGGCCGTGATGGGGACTTCGCTCTCCCAGCGGGACGTCGCTTATTTGCTTTGGTACATGGAGAACAACATGGCAGTCCCAACGACAGCAGAAATCGCAGCCGCCGTGCTGGCAGCGCTTAACGCGACGACCATTCCCGTCGACGCCAGGAAAATGAACGGGGCGACTATTCACGGAACCGGAGCAGCAGGGGATCTCTGGCGGGGGGCGTAAGTGATCGCCTTTGACTCGTCTGCGTTTTCGGTAACGGCATTTAGCCCGGATGCTTTTGCCTTCGGGCAGGTAGCTGATTCGTCATTGCCCGGTGAGTATGGCGGCGGAAGCACACACGATGACTATGCGCTGCATCGCGACCACTGGGAATATATCGAGGGCTTGCGCGAAATTCATGTGCAGGTTGCTGATGATGTTCATGGGGTGCGCGATATTACCATTCCGATGGACATGCAAATCCCTGAATCATTGGCAGAGGCAATGAACATCAAGCCTCGCGCCATGCGTGGCAAAGTATTGTTACCAACGGTAGCCGATGTTATGAATGATCCTTTGATTCTTGCGGCTTTGGTCATGTTGATTGATGAAGATTGAAAGGGGTAAGCGATGGCAAAGGGAAGCGTGATGGCAATGCCGGCTGATAAAGAATGGCAGATTGAATCTGATCTGCGCACAATAATGGAAGCCCAAAAGATCGAAAAGGATGAAAAGCGTTTCAAGGCAGTAAAGTGGTTGGCAAAAAAGCGGTTGATGGATTTGGCCTCGGTTGCCAGCGAAAGTGATTAATCTAAACCATAGTTAAGGATGACTACAATGAATACTGAAATTGATACAGATCGTGCGGCGGCATTAGCCACGTTAAGCCCGGAAGAGCGCGCATCGCTTGAAGAAAGCGCATTATCACCAGAAGAAGAAGCGGCGCTCAAGAGCATCGCCGCTGATGGTGACGCTGATGATGACGATGATGACGATGATGATAAGAAAGACGATGGCGAAGATGGTGATTCCACTGTTGCGACTGCAAAAGCAACTGACGATGCTGCCACGGCAACCGATGCCGATCCGGTAATCGAGGATAAAGAAAAGTCGCCTGAATTCAAGCCGCGCTATCAAGTGGCGATGCCAGATGATTTTGACGAACAGGTCAAGTCAGTCGATGACAGAGAAGCGGCATTGCTGGAAAAGTTCAAAGCTGGCGAGTTGGAAGCCGATGACTTTGTGGTGGAAAACCGCAGGCTATCGAATGAAAGGCGCGAGCTAGACACGCTGCGCACCAAGGCAGAGATCGCCAGAGAAATGGGCGCGCAGACTGCCGAACAAGAGTGGAACTTTACAGTGACCAACTTCATGCGCAAAGTGAAGCGTGATGAGGGGATTGATTACGCTACCGATGAAGCCAAGGGGATTGATCTGGATACTTTTGTGAAGGTGCTTGCCAATAACCCAGCGAACGCAGATAAAGACTATGACTGGTTTTTGAATGAGGCGCATAAGCGAATCAAGGTTCTGCATGGCATTACAGAGCAGAAAAAAGAAACCCCTGCCGCTAAGACAAGGAAACCGCCAACCGACAAACTGCCAGCAACATTGGCACAAGTACCGGGCGGTGATGGTCCTGGTGATATTAGTGGTGATGAGTTCTCGGAGTTGGATGCGCTGGACGGGCTGGAGTACGAAAGGGCATTAGCGAGCATGTCCAAAGAAAAGCGAGATCGGTATTTGAAAGCCGCGTAATGTCAGATATTGATTCGCAGCTGACGATTGATGTTAGGCCAGGTGAGCATCTACTGATAGAGGAAGGGCGTATCACGGTCGAAGTACTAGACAAAAGCGGTAAGGTGGTGCGGTTGCGTGTGACCGCACCAAGATCAATAAAGATACAGCGCGAGGAGAGGAATCTCCTCGCGCCATGCGTGGCACAGTAGCAATGTAGTTTATTTTTTTACCTTAGCAAGGCGCGCAGGAGTGTGCCTTGGTTGATAACTTAACCAAGGAGCAACTCTAATGGCGCAAACACTTGTTGGGGTAAATGATCCCCGCGCAGTAAAACGGTATTCTGGCAATCTTGCCATTGATACCTCATTGAAATCCTACTTCGGGCCACGGTTCATGGCCTACGGTGCAGAGGCGGAAGTCCCTGTCCAGGTGTTAACTGATCTTGAGTCTGATGCAGGCGAAGAGATTAAATACGATCTGATGGCTGAACTCGTCATGGCGCCGATTGAAGGCGAAGATGACCTGGAAGGCAAGGAAGAAAAGCAGCGCTTCTACACCGACTCTGTGTATATCGACCAAGCGCGATGCGGGGTTAACACTGGCGGACGCATGACGCGCAAGCGCACGATTCATAACCTGCGCGAAAAAGCCAAGCGCCAGCAATCCTCGTGGTGGGCACGACTGCAAGATCAGTTGTTGTTTATTTACCTCTCCGGTTCGCGCGGCATGAACCCGGACTTTCTATTGCCTGTCGGCTATACCGGGCGCGCCAACAATCCATTGGTGACACCGGATACCGCACACCAGCTATACGGCGGAACAGCAACGGCATTCAACAACATCGCTTCCACTGACAAGATGTCGCTTGGCGCAATTACCAATGCGTTTAACCGGGCAACTGTTCAGGGTGGTGGAATTTCTGGTATCCCCGTCATGCAGTCATGCAAGATCGACGGTGCAGAAGTGTTTGTCTGTGTAATGCACACTTGGCAGGAAGATGATCTGCGCAAGAGCACAGCAACGGGCGATTGGCTGGATTTACAAAAAGCTGCCGCTGCCTCAGAGGGGCTTAAGTCGCCATTGTTCAAAAACAATCTTGGCATGCACCGTGGTGTTGTCCTGCATTCAAACAAAGGGGTTATCCGATTCAATACGGCGGGCGCTGGCGCAAACGTCGAAGCTGCGCGCGCATTGTTCATGGGTGCGCAGGCGGGTGTTTGCGCCTACGGATCGCCAGGAACCAATACCCGATTTACTTGGTTTGAGGAAACCCGTGATAACGGTGACAAGGTTGTTATCAGCACGTCATCCATTTTCGGGTGCAAGAAAACCACTTTCACGACAGAAGCAGGGGCGCAGGATTTTGGCGTGTTCGCCCTAGATACTGCCGCTGCCTCTCGTTAATTCATTGATATAAGGAGAATATGCCATGACTTTTGCAGCGAATGCAAGTAATGACTACTTAACTGGGCGCAAGCCTATACCTACGCCAGCAGGAATTGAATCTGTTGCTGTCCGCTATGAACTCAGCTTGGCGACAAGTGAACTCGCGGCCAACCAGATCGGTGAGATTGGCGTCTTGCCTGCCGGTTGCGTCCCTGTCGATGCTTATTTTGATGCGGACGACGTTGACACGAATGTCTCGCCGACAATTGTGGCCGAGATTGGCTTGTCGAATGCGGCGGTGTCGAACAACATGCAAGCCAAAGGCGGAACAGCAAGCTCTACTGCCGCTGCCGATGGTGGTGCCGCATGGATTACCGGGCTGACGACTGGGCAGGCTGGCGGGCAATCAGTCGTTGCCAGCAAGGCGATCTCGCGCGTCGCGCCTGTCGCATGGGATCGGTACATTCTGCTTAAATTTACAGCAGGTGCGGCAACCGCTGCGGCAGGCAAAGTCGGGCTGACGCTCACTTATCGTCCTGCTTGATAACTCCTCTGCCATCCGCATGGGTGGCTTCACGGGGGAGGTATTGCCTCCCCTTTTTTCTGGAGATTATTATGAAATTAGGAACAGACATAAAACCCCGTCGCGATGGGAATGTTGTGGCAGAGTTTGGCAAAACTGAATACGTTTTTATGCCAGATGCTGACGGCCATTTGACGTGTGATGTCCGCGATGATGATATTGCCATGCTGATTGAGTCTGGTAATTTTTACCCGGTTGATGAAGAGGGTATCGAGCGAGGGATTGCCTTGCTTACCGAAGCATCCAAAGCGGCAGACCAGCCAGTAATTACAAAGAAAAAAGGCAAGTAACCCATGAAGCTGTGGAGCGCCTTTTATCCTGATCTAGTACCAGAGCTTTCTGGTGCGGCGCTCCCTATCATTGATCACTGGCTGCGAAACACGGCGATTGATTTCTTTGAACGCTCCAAGGCTTACGTTGTGGATTTGGCGGCGATTGATGCTGTTGCTTCGCAGATGGGGTACGCATTAACCTTGCCTGCCAATACAGACTTGGTTGAAATAAAGTCGATATTTTTCTCCGGGAAACTGATTGACCCAAAGGCAAGACAGTTTCTTGAGAGCCGATTTCCTGACTGGCGTAGTGAGGTTGGTGCGCCAGATTATTACACTCAGCAGGATTTGGACAATGTGCTTCTTGTGCCAGCGCCGTCAGCGAATGCAACAGGCGCAATCAAGATACAGGCGGCGATCAAGCCGTCGATTGCCGCAATCGGGATAGAGGATTGGCTGTTTGCCAAGTGGCGGCAAGCGCTTTGCTCGGGCACAAAAGCAAAAATGATGGCAATGCGCGACGTGCCTTGGGCAAGTCCTGACCATGTGGCGATTAATCTATCTGCCTATGAGGATGCTGTGATGAAGGCAACGGGCAACGCATCTAATGGATTTGGCATGGCCAGGCCAAGATTTTCAGGGAGCTTTTGTTGATGGGGCTGAAACTCTCTTCCGCCATATCGCTTGCTCGGGGTATCTTGAATGATTTAACCCCGGACTACCGCTACCCTGACCCCGACTTGCTGGAATATGGCAATGGTGCGCTACGGTCGCTGGTAACACTACGGCCAAGCCTGTTCTACACTGAGGGGGATGTCACTTGCGTGACGGGTAAAGCGCTGCAAACTCTAGGGTTCGCTGATACGCACTCTCTAGTTTCCGTCACGTCGATAAAGAACGGCAACGTCATTACGCCGGTGGATAAAGCAACGCTGGATAACTTTTCTCCAGGGTGGATGCAAATGGCAGCCGCACCAGCGCAGCACTGGATGCCTCATGCCGACAACCCGTTCGGGTTCTACCTCTACCCCCCAGCTCCAGCGGCACAGCAAGTCACGGTGCTCTATGTGCGCGTGCCTGCGACTTACACCGTAGATCAGGATACCGGACTACCGGAAAGCCTGAAAGATGCAGTTGCCGACTACATCGTAGGCATGGCCGAGAGCCGTGACGATGAGCATGCTGTAAGTGGCAGAGCCACGATGTTTCTTAATCAATTCGCATCACGCAGCACCGGAGCCAAGGAGTAAGCCATGCCCTACGTCGCGCTAAATAACGCCGCCTCAACGCTATCAGGGGGGCTGACTTCGATTGCTACCGCTATTTCTGTTCAGGTAGGTCACGGCGCTAAGTTTGCTGTGGGGGCGAATTACAGTTACCTAACACTGCAAGATGCTTCTAGCAACATCGAGATCGTCAAACTGACCTCTGTGACTGGCGACGTATTGAATGTCGTTCGCGCACAGGATGGTACGGCGGCCCGAACTTGGGCGATTGGCGATACGATAGGTTGCCGCCCTTGCGCAGCTGGGTTTAACGATTTTGCAGTAGGCCCGCAGATAACTAATTCGACGAGCAAGGTGACACCTGTTGATGCAGACGAGCTTGGCGTCACCGATTCTGCCGCTTCCTTCGGACTGAAGAAGCTGACCTGGGCGAACCTGAAATCGACGCTGGTAACGTATTTCAATACGCTATTTACGAAGGTCGACGGTTCCAACGCAACAGGTACTTGGAATATTAGTACATCTGGTAACGCTGCGACGGGGGTCAATGCCGACATCACCAGCATGACCGCGCTGACTGCGATTAACAGAACTGGGGGGACAGCGATAAAAGGAACAAATACGAATGACTCCGCCGCCGCTGGCTATGTTGGTGAGTATGTTAGCTCTGTTGTCCCTCTAGCATCGGCGCTCAGTATTTCTAATGGCCCTATACTTAACATTACAAACATATCACTGACCGCAGGCGATTGGGATATATCGGGGATCGTGCAATTTCAACCGGCAGCATCAACAAGCGTTACATCGCTCGCCGGAAGTATTAACACGACTTCAGCAACCTTCAACCCAGATGTTGAATTTATCCATAGAACAGCCGCATTCGTTCCCGGAGAAAACATGGGGTATTCGTTGCCCCCGACGAGGATGTCTTTTGCAGTGACAACAACGGTTTATTTAGTTGCGGTAGCCAACTTCACGGTGAGCACGATGACAGCCTATGGGCGGATTGACGCGCGCAGAGTGAGATGAAACTCCTAGACTACCCTCTAATGTTGGCAACGCGGATGCTACTTCTGGCGCTGAATCTGATCGCCATTATTCCGCTAGGCATCTGCATCGCTTTCAGGGACTTAAAACACGCAGAGTGTCGATACGTTATCTATTTGCTGATTAACTTCGCTTTTGATGTACTCGCCAACCTTATAGCACCCCTGCTCCCGGTCTTCGCCAAGCCTGCATTAGGTTTAAGCGATAACGGGCAGGCGCTGTTAGTCGAACCTCGCTTGCCTCGCTGGTTAAGCTGGTTTCAGACGCCAGACAATTCGCTGTATGGTGATAAGGGATGGCAGACGATCCACTATCCGGATTACAAGAGCTACACAGGGCAGTGGCTGTGGCTCGTCAGGAATAGCGCGCATGGGCTGGTTAATGGCCCATTGGCTGCGCGATTTAACGCAATCAGCGAGATTAAATGCACAGGCAATCCGTGGTTGAGCAAGAATAACCCGGCGCATGTGGGGCAGGCATTTTATGCGGTGTGTGGTAATTATTTCCAGTACATGATTGTCCGCAAAATACCTATTTTAAGCCGTGCGATATTTTTTAATATCGGCTGGCAGTTCGACCCGTTTATTGAAAACCCAGACACTAAAAACAGTTATGTTGCGGCGTTGAAGTTTTCAATCAAGATCGGGGCGAAGGTATGAAACAGCGGATTCTGAATATCCTCATCGGCGTTAGTCAATTCATTTACGTGTGGATTAGTTTTGGCAACGGCTTGCCAGACGAAACCATGAGCAGCGCAGCTTGGCGCACGGAACAAAAAGGAAAGTTGTTCGGGCGAATCTTCCGCCCGGTGATTGACTGGATTTTCAGGCGCTTTGGCGAGGATGACCACTGCTTCAAGTCTTACCTATCTGAAAGGTATCGCATCCATTTGCCGGAAGAATTCAAATGAATTCCTCGCTTTCGATCTTATTTTTTATGGTGGTTACAGTCGCAGCGCTGGGTGCGCTGAACGCCTATCGGCGATCAGACTGGCAGGAGGTGGTTATCGCCGTCATCATGGTTTTTATTTTATGGCTAGTAGTTATTTGCTCACTATTGCCAACCGTGTTTGGCTTCGGGCGGTTGAGGTGAGGCGGCTGTTAAGTGTTGCAGCAGATTTAATGGTCATATTGATCTTCTGCCGAATTTTATTGAATGATTTGAAAGATTTTATTTTCGAGAAAGTGAGAAAGTCACGTGGGCTGGAATAAAAATCTATTCGTTGCTTTCTGTTTATTTTCGAGCACTGCTTATGCGGCAGATTCCCGGTTGTGTGATACACGCCAGACGCGCGGCTACGCAGCGAAAGCAGAATTCAGAAGCCATCACGCATGCCCTTCTACAGGAAGGCGCTCGGGCGCTTGCCCAGGTTGGCAAGTAGACCATGTCATCCCGCTGGCAAGCTGTGGGTGTGATGTGGTGGAGAACCTTCAGTGGTTGAAAACCGAGATTAAAACCTGCGCAGGTAGTCTGTGCAAAGACCGCTGGGAAAGAAAAATTAACCGCTGCCCAACAAAGGATTTTTGATATGGCCGAACCCGCACAAACGATTCTAACCGGCGTTGCCCCTGCCGCCGCAGCCACAGGTCTTGGTATGCTCTTAGGTATGCACGCTGACGCGCTACTTATTGGGTTCATGGCGGGGTTGGTTGCATTGATGCACGTCCCTCCGAAGCCTGGCGCGCGAACCCCGTTGAGGATATTTGCTCTGGTTGCGGGAAGCGCGTTTTTGTCAGGCATTTTTGCGCCAATAGTCGCAGCGGCGATTGTTAATTATTTCCAGTGGGCCGCTGCTATCGGAAGCGACTCCCTGCGATTTGCTGCTGCTGCAACCATTGGTGGAGGGGTGCATCTTCCAATTGTTCGCAAGCGGTTTTTTAACGGAGAAGGCCAGTGAGTACGTTCATGATAATCATTGCCGCCTTGCTGTCGCTGATTGTGGTCGTGCGCAGCGTATGCGTGCTGTATCACAGCCATTGGAGCAAGTGTCTCTGCGGGCGGGGGTTCTTTTGGGCTTTTGGCTGCACTTATATCAGCTTGGCTTCTGCGGCTGTGAGCAGCTTTATTTATCTGTGGACGCGGGACGGCGGGTATCTAACTCTTGCTATGTGGCTGTTCTTGTTTGGCAACGCGGGCTTAATCTTGTTTGATCGACGAAAGAGAGACTCCTGTGGGCGCAATCCGCTTAACTAGCTTTGGCGGGGTTCTTCCCCGAACCGCCGAACGATTGATTCCTGACAACGCCGCGCAGATTGCGGTGAATTGTCGGCTGTCGTCTGGAGAACTGATCCCCTTTAACCAGGGTGAGCGGGTGTATAGCAGTTTCAAGCTCGGGCCGTTTCAGACTATCCACCGTATTGAGGACGGCGCCGCTTCGGCCTGGCTGGCCTGGCAGAACGACATAGATGTGGTGCGCGCCATTCTCTTTGGTACGGCGCGCTGGTGTTTTACCGGGGATGGGGAGCCCCGAATCACCTCAATGGCGGATGCAGTTTTTGGGGGCGGAGATATGTACCCCAGCAAGGCGTATGTCTTGGGCACCCCTAAACCCGTAACGGCCCCGGCAGTCTCTCAAACCGGGGGGGTGGGGGCGGCGGTGACGCGGTTTTATGCCTACACATTTTACTCTGTCTGGGGAGATGTCGAGTTCGAGGGAGCGGTCTCTCCTGTATCAACCTCTGTCACAGGCAAGGTGGATGCCACTTGGTCTATCTCTGGCATGGATGCGACACCCCCCAATAGCGGCACGGTGACCGGGGTTTTCGCGGCGGCAGAAACAGAATTCACTGGCACTGTGCCACACTGGCTGCGGGTCGGCGAACAGGTGGTTATCTCTGGGGCAACGCTCACAGTGACTGCCGTGGGCACGACCCTGAAGTTCAAGGTGGCTGGAAACTACAGCGCAGCGACTACGTGGGCCAGAAAGGCCGCGTTTGCCGGGACGCTTTACAAGCGGCTGTATCGCAGTGCGGGCACGACAGGACAGTTTCAGTTGGTGGCCGAAGCTATCACCGGCACGACCTACAGCGACACCCTGACCGACGCCACCATCCTCGGCGATGAACTGATTTCAGGGACTTGGGAAATGCCACCCGTGGGGCTTAAAGGGATTTTCTCTTTGCCCAGTGGCGCATTGGCAGGGTTCATTGATAACAAGCTGTGCGTGTCCGAGCCTAATCAGCCGCACGCCTGGCCCCCTGAGTATCAAATGCAGGCCGACTACCCGATTGTGGCGGCGGGAAGTTTTGGTTCCGGGATTGCGCTGGCGACCGTATCCAAGCCATTCCTCATCCAGGGCGTTGAGCCGGGACAAATGAGCGGGCAGAGTTGGGAAGAAGTTCTACCCTGCGTTTCAAAACGCTCGGCGGTATCCCTCGGGGATGCCCTGATCTACGCCTCAGAAAGCGGCTTTATCCGTATGAGCGGGGCAGGTATCGAGTTATGGTCGCTACCCTACTTTACCGACAAGGAGTTCCCCAACTACGCCCCTGAAACGATGGTTTCAGCGATGGTCGGCAGGCGGTTGTATGTGAAATACACCGTGGACGGGGTGAATAAGATTCTCATCTTCAATTTGCTGGGCGATGATCAGTATCTGACAGAAGCCCATTTCAGCGCGGACGATATTCACGCGGATAGCACGGATAGTCAGCTCTACTACTCAAAGGACTCTGACATCTTTGCGTTTGACCCTGCGGACGGGTACTCGCTTTCCCAGGACTGGCAGAGCAAGGAGATTGTCCTTCCAGCGCCCCAGAATTTAGGAGCGGCTAAGGTTAATTTTGTTCAGGCAATCGACCCGCTTCAGTCGGCGGCAATAAATGCCAAGATTGCCGCAGTGAACGCAGCCAATGCCGCTTTGATTGCGCTGGGAACCACGCACGGCGAGTGGAACGCCGCCACTATCAACACGCTACCCTACAACGACTCTGACTTACAGTCACCACCAGACAATCCGCCAGCGAACGAAGTCATTTTTTCTCTCTACACGAATGGCGCCTTGCGAGCATCGCGTACTGTCAAAGATAACAATGTTTTTCGGTTGCCTTCGGGGTACAAGGCGGACACGGTTTCTTTCCGCGTGCAGAGCCAGTGCCGCATAAAGTCGGTAGAACTCGGTGAAACGCCCTTGGCGTTGAGACAATCTTGAGCAAACGTGTTATCCCCCGTGTCCCCGTAACGGCAGATAGAGATCGCCGGGGGTTTGACGAGGCAGTGAAGGAGAGGTTTGAGGTGCTTTCAGGGCTGCGTGGCGGGAAGATAAAGCCGCTGTCTAGCGAGGCGACGACCACGGATATTATTAACAAGATCAATGAGGTTCTTGCTTTGATTCAGTAGTCGCACCATGCGTGGCAACATCAAGCAATGTTAATCACTAATCAACGAGAAAGGGTTAGCGCATGGGTTGCCGAGCGAATCGGATTAGACGTTCCATGGAAAAATGCTTCTGCCCTAGGGTGGGAAGAGCATGGAGAGTTGCGCGCAGGGATTGTGATTGATGGTTATGTTAGCAAGGCTAGGGCAAGTATGCACTGTGCCGGTGTTGGCAAATACTGGTTGCGCCGTGAATTCTTGTATGCCTGTTTTGATTATGCGTTTAACTTTCTTGATCTGAAAGTATTGATCAATGTGGTTTCAGTTGAAAACAAAGATTCATTGCGCTTTACCGAGAAAATAGGTTTCTCAGAGATATGCAGGATTCCACTGGCATGGAATGGTGTAGAGGACTTGGTTCTATTTCAAATGCAGCGCACTGACTGTCGCTGGCTAGGAGAACAGCATGGGATACATTAGCAGGCGCAAGCTGGAGTCACTAGGTGAGCCGATTGGCGATATGTCATCAATGACGGTTGATCGTCGTCGCATCTATCACGGCGGCGGGAAGGGGGACTCCCCGCCTCCACCCGATTACACACCTGTTGCACAAGCATCGGAAGCTGCGGCGAAAATCGGGGCAGAACAAGCCGATCGCGTGCTGGCTGAATCTCAACGGCAATTCGATACCAATCAAACAGTTGCTGCCCCTGTCGTTGCTGCACAACTGGGGATTATGAACCAGACAAAGCAGCAAGGGGATGATTATTACGACTATCTGAAGGAATACCGTCCGGCTGAACAGCAGCTGTTGTACGATGCTAATGGCCTGTCCCCGGAGCAAGTAGCAGAAATAAACGCACTGCGGACCCAAGAAACTCAGGACTACCAGAACCGTCTAACGACTGCCCGACAGCAGTACGACACTGACATCGCTAGACAGACAGCCGCCGCTGCGGCCGCAGGAGTCCCGACATTTGATCTAGGGCAAGTAGCTGACGTTGCAGTTCCTAAGCCAGTGTATGCGACTAGGTTTGGCATGTCCGCGTCTCCGCGAAACCCCCTAACCAACAGGGTTCCAGGGATGTCAACAGCGACTAACCAGGCAGAAATAGATGCTGCTGTTGCTCAAAACGCGACTAACGCCCGTCTTAGGGCTGCTCTTGGGGGTGTCAAACCTCAACCCGCTCCCGTTGCGACGCCGAAGGCTTTCGACCCTAGCGGAATTTCGATGGATAGTTCTGGTTCGTCGGCGTTGTCGGCTAAGTACATAAGCCAGGGGCAAGCGGCGCTACAAGCACGCGATGCGGCGGAACGGGAGTTGGTTACTGGCAGCGATACCGCGATTTATGACACCAACAAAGGCGACATTGAAAACAATGTAGCGCGCGCTGTAGCGGACACTCAAGGAGGCTATACACGGTCACTGAATCAGATGGCTCGGCAGGGGAGGCGCTATGGGCTGTCTGGCAATGCCATTGCTGCAAATGCGGGTAGTGTCGCAACAAATCAAGCGGCTGCGATTGCGGCGGCAGCCAATGGAACACGGAATCAGGGGATTGATTCAACGCGCGGCAGGCTGACTACCCGGCGTGGCATGCGTATTCAGGACGATACGCTGAACTGGGGCAAGAGACTCGACGCTGTGGGTTTGGCCAAAGGGATGCCTGGGGCATCTCAAGGCGCTTATTCTGTCGCTACGAATGCAGGGAATGCAGCGGTAAACAATCAAATGGCTCCGGGCAATGCGCTTGTGGCGGGAATGGGGACAGCAGGCAGTCTCGCTATGCAGGGACAAAATATGAAGCTCAGTGGCTTGAGTAGCATACTTAACGCGCAAACCAGCATTTACAACAATAGCCAAGATAGCGGCGACGGGTTTATGGGTGGATTGGGATCGCTGCTAGGTGGCGGGGCTGCCGCCTATACAGCCTATACAGCATGATAAACGTCACAAATAAATCGGTTTTATGGTTCTCTGGCGGAAAGGACTCGCTTGCCTGCTTGTACCTTATGCGCGAGCACTGGGGAGCGTTCAAGATTTTGCACGTGGATACTGAGGCAAAGTTGCCAGAGGTGGATGAGTTTATCCATGATCTCGCTGCAAGCGTGCCTGAATTCCATATCATCAAGTCTGATCAGCCAGCATGGATTCAATCGCATGGATTGCCTGTTGATGTCCTACCTGTGATGCATAGCGGGTTTGGTCACTATATGCGCAAGGGCAATGACTTAAAGTTGCAGCCATTTGTTACTTGCTGCGAAAATAATTTATGGAAGCCCATGAGCCAGGTGACAAAAGCCATGGGCGCAAAGACTGTTTTCCATGGAACAAGGAAAGCGGACGCCATCGGCAATCAACATATTATTGATTCAATGGTGGACGGCATTCGCTACATCTCGCCTATTGCAGACTGGTCGGATGAGGACGTTAATCAGTTCCTGTCTTCTTGCGGTGAGCCTATCCCGGAATGGTACTCAGTAGTAAAGCATGACACATCCATGGATTGCTGGAACTGTACGGCATTCATGCGAGAAGCAGATGGGCGGATTGGCTGGCTAAGGGATCGTCATCCAGAAAAGCATAAGGCATTCATGTTTTCAGTTAACACGATTCGCTCTGCCATTAAATCAGAGAGCGAAGTTTACGAGAGGATTTAATCATGGCAAAGCGGCGGCGTAATGGGTTTAACGAATTTCTAGAAGGGTTCAATGGAACCTACAACATGGGCAAGAAGATTGCTGGCGATATTACTGATGCCCAGGCAGGTGAAGCGGCCAAGCAAGCGGCCATCGTTACCAACCCGGAAGATACTGCGACAGTGCAGAGCTACCAGGACGCTGCCAAAGGAATTGCTGATGGTACAGTAGGCGATGCGGGCATGACGCCAGAGGAGCGCACTGCGGCCAGTGCCGCTTACGCGAAGGCCGCGCAAACAGGAACCAAGTTCTACCTTGGCCGTGGCGATGGGAACGAAGGCCAGGTGTTTGATGCGATGCCTACGCCGCAGCAGCAAAGACTGGCCAGCATGCGGGCGATGGGGGCAACTTACTTAAATGCCGGAGATCAAGAGAAGGCGCTTAAATGGAACTCTGCCGCAGACCAACAAGAATCAGGGATTCAGCAACAAGAGTTAGCAGGGATCCAAATCAATAACGCAAGGAATGAAGAAGCGCTCAAGAAGAAAACAGCCGACTGGATAAAAAATTCCAACTTCGGCAGGATCAAGGCTGAAAATGAAAAGCAAGTGGCAGACTATCAATCGGCAAAGGCTGCCTATGATGCACGGATACAGGCCGGAGAAAACCCGGCTGCCATTGGATTGCCTCCAAAGCAACCATCACCAAGAACACTTGGCTTTGCTGAATCCATCAATGACTCGTTGAGTTATTTGGCGCTTGAGGCTGAGAACGGGAAATATGACCCGCAAAAATGGGATGCCATGGCGGAAAAAATGAAAAAGGTGAAAAACGAATCCTATGATAAAGCCTTGAGGCTTGCGGATAGCGGTGCGCCAATACAGAAGATTGCCGACACATTTGCTGAGTCTGGTGAATCAAAGTTTGACGTAAAGGATGTTATTTCAGATCGCATGGGAACAACCATGATTCGTGGGGTGCAAGTGCCGACGCGGATCATATCGATCAAGGGAGCGCCGCCAATTATTGTTGCCTCGGAATTGGCGGCTCTAGGCGATGGCGAGAAAATACTGAACACGCATTTTGCCGTTAATCAAGACAAGCGCGGTGCCAATGCGGATGCAAGAGGTAATGCAGCAGAGGAACGTGCGAAGAATAAAGATACAGAAGCGAACGCTAAAGAGAAATCCAAGTCCGAAGCTGCCGTCGCCTTGTTCAAGGAAAAGAATCCAGGCGCGAGTACTGCGCAAATTGAGGCAGTACGGTCTGGTGTGATGAGCGCATTGCCGAAAGAAGTAACCAACGAGTATTCATTTGCACAGAACCCGCTCGGGATGGGCGGCACACGCGTTAATAAGAATACCGGACAGATAGAGACAATCAATGAGAAAGGGCAGGTAGTTTCTTCTGTCCCTGCCCCCGGAGCCGAAATGAAAAAGCCAGCCAAGACGCTGCCGGGGTGGGGAATTAAACAGATCAAATAACATCGCGCCATGCGTGGCACAGTTACCTTATTCAAGGTGAGGGTACGCAATGGCTAAGTTTGAAATCACTTCCCCGGATGGAAAACGGTTTGAGGTTACAGCGCCTGACGGTGCAAGTGAAGATGAAATTCTGTCTTTTGCGCAGCAGCAAACAGGAGTTCAGGATGATGCCAAAAGCGATCATGTAGAACAAGATAATCGCTCATGGACGGATGCCATCAAAGATAGTGGCAAGGCCATCATGGGCGGAGTCCATGCCGGTGTTGGTGATGCGATTGGGGCAGGCATTGAGTTCTATGGCGAAAAAACAGACTCGCCCAATGCGCAAGAATTTGGCCGCGATATGCGGACATTCCAGCAAAAGATTGGCAAGGAATATAGCGATTCGATGTCAGAGCGCGGTCAGGCTCTGGATCAGAAGCAGTTATTCGACGGGGTTGTGCCTAATCTTGATGGGGATTTTCTACCGTCGCTAGGGCAAAAAGCATTGCGGTCATTACCTGGCATGGTAGTTACTGCTCCTGTTGGTGGTGCAGTTGCCAGTGGTATTGCGAAGGTCGGTGGTACAGTTATTCCAGGCGTTGCCGGAAAAATCATCTCAGGCGCTGCTTCTCCGATTGGCGGCAACTCAATCAGACAGGCTATTGCACAGCAAGGGATCACCCGCGCACTGACTGATCGTGCGCTGGCATTGGCTCCAACAGCTATTGGATACGGCGGCGCTGAAGGCGCATTGGCTGGGTTACAGAGCTCGGCCCAAATACGTTCTGAGATCGAGCAGATACCGTTTGATCAACTGGCGGAAACATCGCCGCTGTTCGCTAAATATACGGATGAAGCGGGTGGCGACATGGAGGCCGCGCGCAACAGATTGGCCAAGGAAGCGGCTGAAGATGTTGCGGTAAGAACAGCAATTTCTACTGGCGGCTTTGGCATTCTTACTGGTGGTGGGGCATTAGGCGGGGCCGCGCGCGCAGTCAAGGCAAGCGGGGGGAAAGGTGCGCTAATCGAGGGGGCAAAGGGATTCATTCGCGGGTCAAAGGAAGAAGCTATTCAGGAGTTTCCTCAGTCTGGCGGGGAAGCCTATATCACCAATCTAGCCAAGAAAAAGTATATCGACCCAGCGATAGATGCCACTGATGGCGTTTTGTCTCAAGCCATGGAAGGCATGGCGGTGGGGGCAGCCACTGGCGGGGTGTTTGGTGGCAGTGGCGGTATTGTCAGGGGCTACAGGAATAATCAGAATGTGGGCGCTAATGAGACAGGCGATCAATCCACTGGCGAACAAGTTTCTGCCGATGATATTTATGGTGCGCCTGAGCAGCCCATCAGTGCAGTACAGCCCACAGAATCAGACAAAGCGCTCTACACACCAAAGAGTCTGACGGCTCTGGATCGGGTGAATGAGATTGATACCAGCCTCGTATCCGCCCCCGATATGCCGCAGGCTGAGATAGACGCACTGACCAATGAGCGCGAGCACATTACTGAGTCTTGGCCAAAGGCGGCACCGGGCGCAGAGACTTCATTCTCAACGGAGACGGGGGCTCGGCTGAATGGGCAGTATGCCTTAATGGAGGCCGGTGATTTAACGACATCACACGATGAGAATCTACGCCCTGTACAAACGTACCCAACGGAGTTGCAGCCACGCGAGCGTGAGCGCCATGCCTCTGAAATGCAGGTGCAGCAGATTGTCGGCAGACTTGATCCGGCACGCTTGGGTGAATCGGGTGATGTAGCGACAGGTGCGCCCATTGTCGGCGCTGATGGACTGGTCGAATCAGGCAACGCCCGCACGATTGCGCTCAAACGTGTTTATCAGGCGAACGGACAAAAGGCCAGCGACTACAAGCAGTTTATCAAGGACAACGCCAGTCGTTTCGGTATTGCGCCTGAATCCGTCGACGCCATGCAAAAGCCTGTGCTGGTGCGTATCAGGCAAACCCCGGTAAATCGAGCAGAGTTCGCGCGTCAAGCCAACGCCTCAACGGTGGCGCGCATGAGTCCCAGCGAACAAGCCAAGTCGGATGCAATGCAGATGGACAGCTTGGATGACCTGAATCCTGATGAGCAGGGCGACTTCATGTCAGGTACGTCGCGGCCCTTCGTGCGGCGCTTCATGGCCAAGTTGCCAGTGACCGAGCAGTCCGGGCTGATTGATTCGTCCGGGCAGCTTTCGCAGACAGGATACACGCGCATCCGCAATGCGGTACTGGCTAAAGCCTATGGGGATTCCCCCGTCCTGTTGCGCATGGTGGAGAGCGTCGACGACGACTTGCGTAATGTGAGCAAGGCGCTACTGCGTGTTGCACCAAACATCGCCAAGGCACGCGAGGCCATTGGCGAAGGGGCACTGCATGATGCGGATATTACGCCCGACCTGATGGCGGCGGTAGAGGAATTATCAGAACTGAAGAAGAAGGGTGTTTCAGTCGAAGATGCGCTGGCACAGGCCGGAATTTTTGGCGACAAGCTATCGCCAGAGTCAAAGCAAATTTTGATGCTGTTGAATGAAGCCGCGCGCAGCCCGCGCCGAATTGCTGAATTCATCCAGTCATATTTGGATGCGCTGACAGCGGCAGGGAATCCAGGGCAAGAGGATATTTTCGGGGGCAAGACAACGCCTGCCAAAAGTGATTTAATGGAAGTAGCGAGGAGGGCCGTCAATGGCGAACCAACAACCCGTAGTACCGATGCCGAAAACAATGGGGTTACTCAAGAAGATCGAAGCCAACCCCAAGATGCGCAGGGCAATCAAGCAGGCAATAGCCGCAATGAAACCGCCGAAGGAAACCCCAACAACGAATGGGTAGCTTTCCCACCTGATAGCGGCACGCTGGGCGTTCCGCGCGCGGAAATGCCGCAGGTTAAGAGCGAGCATCGCGGGGCGCTGACTCAATTCCTCAAGGGGCGGGGCATAGAAAGCCGTACCCTGGATATTCCAGCGGCTGACCTTAAGCCGACCCAGGCTGAGTTTTCAAGAAAGAAGGCGGCGGCGTGGAAGGAAGTGCGGGACGGGGTTGATCGTTCTGTCCTGGCTTCATCTGATGGACACGTATTGGACGGACATCATCAATGGGTTGCGGCGCTGGCCTTGAATGAGCCAGTAAAAGTAATCCAGTTTGATGCGCCTATTAAAAAACTACTTGATGAGGTTAATCAATTTCCTAGCGTCAAGCGATCCGAAGGCGTGTCGGTAGATGCGCGGCGCGAGGCGATCAACCAGCAATGGAATGAAGCCTTGGCCGATCTTGGGGCAATTGTCCGGGATCATGCGAACGTAGCGCGGGTGATACCCGAGGATACGCCAGGGCTGATGCCGACATTGGTGAAGCTATTTGAGGTAGGGATTGCCGAAGTCGGCCATGACATGAAGGTGTTGATGGCGCACGTCAAGAACGCGCTCAAGAAAATCCCGGAATTCAAATCCGTTTGGAACAAGATCGACAATGCGACTTATCGAAAGGCTGCGCTCAAGGCACTAGATAATACCGACGCTGCACCGCAAGGCGATCTGTTTTCAGCGCGCAAACCGAAAGCGGATCAGGGTGGATTGTTTGACTCGCAACCAAAAGTCGGTGCTGGCAAGACGGCGATGATAGATGGCCGCCCGTATGACATGAAGCGAGATAACTACGTTCCGCAGGATGAGTCGAAATTCATTGGCGAAGAGATACTTTCAAAAGCCAAAAGGATGATTGACCAATTCTTTGATGGTGAGTCAGCGCCAGTCTTGCATGTTAGTCCAGAAGATCGGGAGAGGGGCTACGGGATTCTTCGTCCGATGCTCAAGCTTGCGGAAGAGGCCAAGGTTGCTTTCGATCAAAAGATAATCGACATTTCAAAGCGCACAGGCGCTATCGGTCAAATGCTGGCCCCTGTAAAGCGAATCGAGCGGTCAGTCGAGAAGCTGGTGAATGATAACAAGTTTGACAGCACAAAGATGCGCGACCTGATACGTTCGACAATCGTCGTTAATTCCTACGATGACGCGAAGGTTGTGTTGAATGAGATAGGCAAGGAATTCACCATCCAGCGCGTCAAGAACAAAACAGACATTTCTCTGAATGCGTCAAATCTGGTTGTGGAGAAATCACCAGACGGCTACATGGACGTGCTTGTCAATGTCGCAATGCCGAACGGAACTGTTGCCGAAATCCAGATCAACATCCCGGCGATGATGGCCGCCAAGGCTGGATCAGGGCATAAGCTGTATGAAATCTCCCGCGCCGCGCAGCAGGGAGCACCAGAGAAAGCGGAATCAGACTCGGTGCAGAAAGAACTTTACGCGGCGGCCTTGGCGGCTTCTAAAAAGTCAGCCTCGGAAATCTTTGACCAGCGCAACGGCCACCACGTTGTAGGTTCCATGCCATCCCAAGGTGACTTTTCGTTGAGTACGAATCTCTCTCCGCCTGGGAATTCGACATACAACAACTCAACACCGTCGTCATCGGTCAAGTCCATTCCGAACTTGCATCCATCAGGGAATTTGTCAGGAACTTTCATATCATCAACCTCCAGCGATAGTGTAGCAGAAAAATCAGATTCTGGATATACTGAAACTGAGAATAAGTCAAGGAGTGACTCAAGTGGACAATATGGAACAACTGGTTCTGGCAGCGCTCAAGAACAAGGCTCCGGAACTGCTCAAGGATCTCAAGGAAGACGGGGAACTCAACGAGTTCGTCAAGGACAGGGCGGAGGAAATCAATTCACTGACGACCTCTTTGGCGCACCAGATAGCAGCGAACCAGGGGCACGGAAAGACCAACGACCCGCTGGAGAAAGCGGGGATAATGAACAGCGCGATACAGGCGGCACGCGAAATCGTGCTGGCCGAGCAACTGGAATTCCCGCCGGACGAGACATCCCCGCAAAATCAGGACTGAACTACCAGTTCAGCGATGCCGATCTGACTTATGAAGGTGGCTGGCTGACCAAGGCGCGACAGAATGTCGACGCGGTAGAACTAATCAAGAAGCTCGAAGCCGAAGGGCGCCAGGCGACCAGGGACGAGCAAGCCATCTTGGCCAAGTTCATCGGCTGGGGTGCCTCCGGCATCCGTAACCAGATTTTTTCGACTCGTCCATGGGAACTCGATAAGCAGTGGAAAGAACTACGGGAGCGAGTGCGCGGGCTGTTGACCGCAGACGAGATGGCGACGGCAGAGCGTTCCACGCAATACGCGCATTACACCAGCCGCGCCGTGGTGCAATCCATGTGGAAGGCCATGGATCGCATGGGATTCAAGGGCGGGGCTATTCTGGAACCTGGTGCGGGGATTGGCATATTCCCAGGCTTGATGACGCCAGCCATGGCAACCAACTCTGTATATACCGGTATCGAGTTTGATAACATCACCGGCGCTATCCTCAAACAACTATTCCCGGATGAGCGCATTGCTGTCGAGAGCTTCGTTGACTCAGCCTTGCCGGACAACTTCTATGATGTGGCGATTGGCAACCCGCCGTTTGCAAATATCCCGATTCTGTCTGATCCACGTTACAAGAGGCTGGCATTTTCGCTCCATGACTATTTCTTCGCCAAGTCTATCGACAAGGTGAAGCCGGGCGGACTGATGGTCTATGTGACCAGCCGCTATACCATGGACAAACAGGGCGACAAGGCGCGTAAGTATCTTTCGGATCGTGCCGAGTTGATTGGCGCGATCCGTTTACCACAAACAGCATTCATGAAGAACGCTGGCACAGAGGTCGTAACCGATGTGCTGTTCCTGCGTAAGTTTCAATCCTCGCCCGGAGGTCGTTTGGGCGCAACGACTGATGGCAATAATACTACGCGTCAGCCATGGATAGGCGTGCAACAGATCGAAACGCCGGAAGGCCAGGCTACCATCAACGAATACTTCGCCGCTCACCCCGAAATGGTGCTGGGTACACATAGCCTGAAGGGGTCGATGTACGGGAAGGATGAATACACCGTGCTGCCGAAGGAGGGCGACATCGAGGCGCAATTCGATGCGGCGGTAGAGAATCTGCCAAAAGACATTTACCAGGCAACAGGAACGGCCGCCAAAGCGGCGCAGGTGCGAGAGATCGACTTCAACCCAAAAGCGCAGAAGGAAGGCAACTACTACTTGTCTGATGCAGGAATTCTGATGCAGCGCGAGGGCGGCGTTGGGGTGCGTGCCGATGCCGGTAAAAACGAAAAGACTGTGGCGCTGCTCAAGGATTATGTGCGCTTGCGCGATACGCTGCTCCAATCCCACTACGACCAGTTGAATGATGGGCCATGGGAGGACTCGCTGAAGGCGTTGCAAAAGACATACCGTGACTTCACTAAAAAGCACGGCAACCTTCTCCAAAACAAGGCCTTTGAGCGCATCACCAAGAAACAGGATGAGGATACCGGGGAAACTATTGAGGATACCGTCACATGGCGCCGATTCGACTTGCGCAACAAGATCAGCGATGATCCGGATTCAACGCTGGTTGAGTCGCTGGAAGTCCTAAATGAAGAGACGGGAGAGATAACGCCCAGTCCGTGGCTGTCATCGCGCATCCTGAACAAACCTTCGTCGCCACGGATCGAGACGCCGCACGATGCGCTGCTGTCGGTGCTGAACGATACCGGCAAGGTGGATATTCCGTTGATCGCTGAACGACTGGGAATTGATGAGCAGGAAGCCATCGCAATGCTAGGCACGGCGGTTTATGAATCGCCTTCCGCCGGTTGGCAGATGGCTGACGAATACCTGTCTGGCAACGTCAAGAAGAAACTCAAAGAAGCGCAGGAATCTGTCAAGACTGACCGTCGCTATGAGCGCAACATTGAGGCGTTAATCAATGCGCAGCCTGCGCCAGTGCCGCCATCGGATATTACGGCAGCCATAGGCATGAACTGGATTCCAGAATCCGACTATGAGAAGTTTCTCAAGGAAAAGGCAGGCATAACGGCCAAGGTTACTTATAACGAGCGTACCGGGCAATGGACGGTAGAGGCGAAGTCGGGATACAGTTCGGCTGCTGCAACTTCGGACTGGGGCACGCTAGATCGCAATGCTGCTGAAATCTTGCAGCATGCGCTGTCAGGCAATCCGATCAGGATCACGCGCACCGAAGGCAGCGGGGTAGATAAAAAGTCCGTATTCGATGCGGCCTCAACCGAAGCGGCCAATCAGAAACTGGCGCAGATGCGCGAAGCCTTTGCTGACTGGTTGTGGACAGATGGGCAACGGACTGACGAGTTGGTACGCGTCTATAACGACAAGTTCAATACCACGGTCTCCCGATCTTTCGATGGCCGCCACCTGACCTTGCCGGGGAAAACGTCGACCATCAATGTATTTGACCATGTGAAACGGGGTGCATGGCGCATCATCCAGTCGGGCAACACCTATCTGGCGCACTCTGTTGGTGCTGGAAAAACGTGGGCAGCGGTGATCTCTGCCATGGAGCAAAAGCGGCTTGGTCTGGTCAAGAAGCCTATGATGGTAGTGCCGAACCACATGCTCCAGCAGTTTGCTCGGGAATGGCTGCAACTTTATCCGACTGCGAAACTGATGGTGGCTGATGAAAAGCAGTTCCATACCGACAACCGCCGCCGCTTCGTGTCGCGCGTTGCGCTATCAGATGTAGATGGCGTCATCATTACCCATTCAGCTTTCAAGTTGCTTGACCTTGATCCGGAGTTCAAGGAAAAGATGATTACCGAGCAACTGGATTACCTGCGTGCCGCACTGGAAGAGGCGGGCGGCGAAGAGGGCCAGCGTAGCCGCGACCCCAAGGTGCGCGACATCCAAAACCGCATCGAGAAGATGGAGCAAAAACTGGAAGCGGCCATGTCATCCGACGGCAAGGACAAGAATGTGCGCTTTGACCAGTTGGGCGTGGATCAAATTTATGTTGATGAGGCGCATGAATTCCGCAAGCTGGCCTTCACCACCCTGCGTCAGGTCAAGGGGATTGATTCTTCAGGCTCCGACCGCGCGTTTGACTTGTGGATGAAAACCCGATGGCTGGAGCAGAAGAAGCCGGGGCGCTCATTGGTCATGATGTCAGGCACACCGATTACCAACACACTGGCAGAGCTTTATTCTGTGCAGCGATTCATGTCACCCCAAGCGCTAGAGGATAGAGGGTTACAGGACTTCGATGCCTGGGCGTCGATGTTTGGCCAGGAAAATACCGAGATCGAGGCGGATGCTTCTGGAAAATACTCACAGGTGACGCGGTTCACCAAGTTCGTGAATGTGCCTGAAATGACGCAGATGTTTCGTGAATTCTCCGATGTACTGACGGCAGACCATCTGGCGGTGATGTTGGGCGACAAGCGGCCAAAGGTCAAGAACGGCTCGCGTAGCCTGGAGGTGACGCCGCAAACGGAAGATTATTCTGCCTACAAGGAGGCTTTGGCTCTTCGGCTGGAAGAGTCGCGGGCATGGAAGCCAAGCCAGGGCGAGCCAAACAATCCAGACCCGATCATTCGCATCATCGGCGATGGCCGACTGGCGGCGATTGATATGCGGTTTGTTGATCCGTCGCTGCCATCCGATCCGGATTCCAAGCTGAACAAGATGATAGATGGCGTGATCGAGGTTTATCGGCGCACGGCCAATAATGAATACATGGGCAAGGATGGCCAGATGGAACCGGACAAGGGTGGTTCGCAGATGGTGTTTTCCGACTTGGGCTTTGGTGCTGGTGTGACGGCAAATCGTGGGTTCAATGCCCGCGCCTGGATGGAAAAGCGCTTGCGTGATGCGGGCATTCCTGCCAAGCAGGTTGCATTCATGGGCGACCATAAGAAATCAACAGCAAAACTGAAGCTGTTCAAGGACGTGAATGCCGGGCGGGTGCGCATTCTGGTAGGTAGTAGCAAGAATATGGGCACAGGGGTTAATGCTCAACAACGATTGATCGCTTTGCACCATCTTGATACGCCATGGTATCCAGCCGATTTGGAGCAGCGCGAAGGCCGTATCATCCGTCAGGGCAACAAGAACCCGCTGGTGGAGATTTATGCTTTCTCGACCAAGGGGAGCTATGACGCGGTGATGTGGCAAATGCTAGCCAGCAAACAGCAGTTTATTGACCAGGCGCTATCGGGTGATACGTCTGTCCGCTCAATAGATGACTTGAGTGATGTCAGCCAGTTCCAGATTGCTACCGCAATGACGGCAGGCGACCCGCGTGCTATCCAATTGGCAGGCATCAAGGCAGACATATCGAAGTATCAGCGACTGTTCCGCGCCCATGAAGAAACCCGGTCTCGGTTGCGGCATGATTATGATCTGGCTGGCGAGTGGATTGCTTCGGCGGATAGACAACTGCCTGCGGCTGAAAAGATGGCCAAAAAGGTTGTTGATCTTTCCGGAGAAAACTTTAAGGCCAGAGCCGGGGACAAGGTTTTCGACAAGCGCAAGGAGTGGGCTGAAGCTCTGTTGGCAAAATTCAAGGAGAGCGCTGCACACGGCAAAGATGGCCGCTTCAAGATCGGTGAAATCTCCAGTTTTCCTATTGAGTTTTTCGGGAAGATCGTGCGTGACTTTGATGACAAAGTGACTGAATACCGCTCGCAACTGGGTATGACATTGGGTGAGGAAGCGCATGTCCTTGTGCGCGATGTCAATGATGACCCCGTAGGTATCTCGATGCGTGCGACCAACACGCTTGCAGCGCTGGCACGCAAACCATCTGAACTCAAACAGCGGATCGAGGACGCCAAGGCCAAGCGTGCGGCGCTGGTGGATCGGCTGGATGCGAAATTCCAGTTTGCTCAGGAACTGTCGAACAGGATCAGCGAGGCTGATGCGCTGGAAGCGGCGATGATGGCAGACCAGGCATCCGATGAAAATACGGATCAGCAGGATAACAGTACAGATACACCGAGACTATCGCGTGCCGACAACCCGCTGGCGGGGGGTGTTTCAATCGCCAGCGTGGGTCAAGAGGCGGATAATATACTTGGTGGCCTTGGAAATGCGCCGGATGTAAAGGTAGTCTGGCGCCCGTCTGACCTTCCCTTCGATGCGCCCAGTGATACCCGTGGTGCTATGTATAAGGGGACGCTCTACCTCGTGGCTGGTGGAATCCGAAGCGCGGAAGATGTAAGGGAAGTCACCTTCCATGAACTTGCTCATTTTGGCCTTCGGGGATTCTTTGGTTCGGCACTTGATGCGGCGCTTGGTGAGATTCATGACGCTAATCCTCGCGTGAGATTGATGGCGGCAGCGTGGCGAAGCAAGAATATCGACCTGATCGCCGACCTGAAATCAGACTACAGCCTATCAGATAACGACATCCACTATATCTCAATCGACGAAGCGCTGGCGAAGATTGCGCAGACAGGTGAATCTCTGAAGGGATGGAAGCGGTTCGCGGCAGTATTGCAAAGCCTGCTTCGTTCAATGGGGCTGCATCGGCTGGCCAATTCGCTCGAAGCAAAGACAGATGCCGAAGCTCTGCTGATGCTGAAGAAGGCAGAGCTGTTTGCAACGCGGGGATTGACGGCGAAGAACTACATGCCGGAGGCCGCTTATCCGTTGTTCATGACCGCCTATCGTGGCAAGGCCGTTGATACAAAATCAACTGGTCGTGGTATGGCCTTGCGCGACCTGCATGCTGTGGTTGATCGTGTCTCCAAGGGCTTCAAGAACCTGCCACGGGTGCATGTCTTCGCATCGCCCGCTGATCTATCCACCAATGACCAGACGCAGAAGGCATTGCGCGACTTCATCAAGAAGTCAGACGCTTGGAATGACGTAGAGGGCGCAACCCACGAGGGCGAGATTTACCTGTTTGCCTCCGGCATGGCCGACGAAGCGCGCGCCGAGCATGTGCTGGCAACTCATGAAATAACACACTACGGACTGCGTGGCGCGGTAGGCAAGGAGCTTGATTCTGCGCTCCAGCATGTGTTATTGATGAATGCCAAAGTGCGCAAGGCCGCGATACAGATGCGTGATGCACGTGGACTCAAGTCAAACCTGGACGCAGTTGAAGAAGTGCTGGCGGACATTCCAGATGTTGAACTCGCCAAGCTACGCGGCTGGCGCAAGGTGGTGCAGGTAGTGCGCAACTGGTTGAACAAGGCCGGGGCAAAATTACTGGCGGCCAAGCTGGATCAATGGCTGAATGCCGGGTTGAGCGAACAGCAGCAGGCGGATTTATATGTGGCCGACTTGCTGGGCACGGCACGCGAATGGGTGCGTTCCGGTAAGGGTGGCAGCATATCAACGGGAACGCGCCTGTCCCACGCTGTATCACTAGCGCCGACCTCTGAACAGCGTGCCGAGACTATTATTCAAACGAAAGCAGGCACACCACGTCCTTTCGATGTTTTAATAAAAGGTGTCATGCAGGCCGCACAGATTGACAAGCTGACTATGGCGGCTTACAACAAGGCCGGTTTCTTGCTGGATCGCTGGACGCCGGAAACCATCAAGGCTGGCATGGTGTCTGATTACGGCATCCCCGAGGCTGTTATAGATCAGCGCGCTATCGTTCAGGGGCGGCAGAAACGTCAGCTTCGTGCGGCTGGCACATTGCTTGAGAAGTTATCTACCCTGACCAGGGCAGAAAGTCGTATCGCCTATGAATGGATGAACACGGATAATCCGCAGTCTTCCGACTGGTTCATGGAACAGTTGCCGCCCGAGTCAATCAAGACGCTGGCTGAAGTTGAGAAAATGATTGACGGCCTATCGAAAGAAGCGGTACGCCTCGGCCAATTGGATGAGGAAGCCTACAAGCGCAATCGATTCGCCTATCTGCACCGTAGCTATGCTAAGCATACGGCAGAATTGACCGGCGGCGAGACGGCAGCAAGGAAACGCGCTATTGCTGTCCTGGGCGATCAATACAAAGGTCGCGGGATGACGGATGCCGTGGATATGGCGAAGATCAAGAACGGTTCGCCAGAGTGGTGGAATCGCAAAACACAGCAAGGCAAGGCTGACAAACAGTTGAAGGGTGAGCGATTCATCCGGCTGGAACGCCGGGCATCTTCCGGCGAAGGCACGGCGGCGATTCCCGGCATGAGCGACAAGAGCAAGGGAAGACTGCTGGAGGTGGCTTACTGGCCAGCAGGAGAAGCCATCCCCGCGCGTTATGGCGCATGGGATCAGATGGGAACATGGGAAGTCCGCGATACCAAGGGAAATAATCTCATTGTCTGGCGCGACTTCACCAAGCAAGAGCGCGAGTTGATGGGTGAGATTGATGAGGCGCGCTACGCGATAGCCAAGACCTTGCACGGCATGATCCACGATGTTGAAACGGGTAAATACCTGCAATGGCTTGGGCAGAATTACGCCAAGATAGACGGCGAAGCAATTGATGGCAAGATTGTCGAGGCATCTGATCGCATGCGTGACACATACAAAACAGGTGAGTGGGTGAAAGTGCCTGATGTAGTTGTCCCAGGCACGAAGGTCAAGCGATACGGGGCGCTGGCTGGCCGCTATCTACCGGCACCTATCTGGAATGATGTGCGGCAGACGATCGGCTTCCGCTATCAACCCTTGGGCGAAACCTACGCCGCGATTCATCGCGCATGGAAAGCTTCAAAAACTGCCCTGAGCCCCGCTGTCCACATGAACAACGTCATGGCGAACTTTGTCATGGCAGATTGGCATGATGTGACGGCTGGGCATGTCCTCAAGGCACTCAGGCTGATGACTTCCAAGGACGCGGCGGCGGATGAGGTGCTGGCACGCTTCGGTGATTCTGGCGGCTCTATCGGAACATGGGTAACAAAGGAATTGCAGCAGGAGCAGCTGCGCCCATTATTAGATGCGCTGGGAAAAGAGCTTGGCATCGCGGGTAATGTGACTGGCCAGGTAGGTGTCATGTCCGCTTTGCAGTTGGCGCTCAAAGGGCGCTTCCCGTCTGCATGGGATGCGCTTAAGCCAAGCGCAGCGGGAAAAATCACCGTCAAAACGGCACGCGCAATGATTGATCTTTATGAAGCCGAGGATCAGGTCTTCCGTCTTGCGGCTTGGCTTAAGGCCAAGGAAGATGGTGCGACTGACCAAGTTGCTGGAAAGGTGGCGCGTAAGTCATTCCTCGACTACAACATCAATGCACCATGGGTTCAGATGATGAGAAGCACAGCGCTACCGTTCGTTGCATTCACTTATCGCGCAGCGCCGATGATGCTGGAAATCGCAGCCAAGAAGCCGTGGAAGCTAATTAAGCTGGGTTTGCTGGCGGGAGCGATTAACGCGCTTGGCTACATGCTGTCGGGTGGCGATGAAGACGACGAACGCAAACTGTTGCCGGAGGAAAAAGCTGGTAGGATTTGGGGTATTACGCCCAAGCTGATACGCATGCCATGGAATGATGCCAATGGATCACCGGTATTCTTGGACATCCGGCGCTGGATACCTGTAGGCGATATATTTGACGCTGGTCAGAGTCACGCTGCGTTGCCCATCCTCCCATCAATGACACCAGGCGGGCCACTTGCGCTCATGGCAGAACTGATGCTGAATAAGCAAGGATTTACCGGCAAGAGCATTACGTTGGAAACGGATACCGCTTATGAACAAGCAGCGAAGCTGACCGACTACCTCTACAAGGCGTTCGCGCCGAACATTGCTGTCCTTCCTGGGACTTACGCATGGACAGGTATCTCCAATGCCGGAAGCGGGAAGACTGATTCATTTGGTCGTGAGCAGAGTTTGGCACAGTCAATCATCTCATCGGTCGGGATCAAGCTCGGAAGCTATCCGCCTGACGTGCTGAGACTTAATGCTCAGCGTGCGGCGCAGGCAAAGATGATGGAGATTGATAAAAATATCACGGCGCTTAAGCGTGAATTCCAGAAAAAAGGTATAGATAGAGACGAGTTTAACGCCAAGGCAAAAGCACAGATAGAGAAAAAACAAGCCGTAGAGAAGGAATTCATGGAGCGTGTAGCAGGGTCTTGAGAGTAGACTATTATCTGGTTCCCGCTTTCGCGCCGTTACTAATTTGCACATGAAATGCACACAGATTACCAATACCATTGCAAATACTAGAACTTAGTTTCCGGTCCCGGGCACCATGAAAAAGAAAGAGTTGATAGTGTCAATACATCAATCCTTTCAAAACAGCAGGTTAAGCAGAATCTTTTAACCTAGTCTGTAATAAAGTTGAACTCCAAGTCGACTTAAATTACATTCGGGTGCACAAAAAATGCACACGGTGGTGCACACGGGGGAGTCATGGCTTCAATCTTTGCCCATAAGTCGGGCTGGCGGGCGATTGTCACGGTTAACAAGCGGCGGTTAACACGGATATGTCGCACGAAGCGAGAGGCGCAGGCGTGGGCTTCCACCACAGAAAACCAGCTACGGGACAACCTGCAACGCTCACCGGCAGAGTTGCATACGGTTCGGGGCATGCTGGAAAATTACCTCGACAAGATCACGCCTTTGAAAGCCGGTGAACGGGCGGAAGGACTCAGGATTAATGCCTTGCTGCGTGACTTTCCAGAATTAGCCGACAAGAAGCTATCCGAAGTCGATACGCCTGATTTGGTGGCATGGCGTGATGCGCGCTTGAAAGTCGTGTCGGCTGCGTCCGTGCTGCGGGATGTGAATTGGCTGCGAAACGCCTTTCGTGTTTGCCGTGAGGAATGGCGCTGGATGGATAAGAACCCGTGGGTAGGGTTGCGCTTGCCATCCAAACAACCATCACGAGATAGGCGCGTGTTGCCGTGCGAGGTGCGGGCGCTTTGTCGCTTGCTGGAGTACCGATCAGGTCGTCCACCAGAAACCAAGCAGCAAGAGGTGGCGCTGGCTTTTTTAATATCACTTCGTACCGGAATGCGGGCTGGCGAGGTGCTTCAATTATCGGATTCGACGGTTAATCTAACCAAGCGGGTCAGCACCATCGGAAACCATAAGCGACTTCACGCTACTGGCAAGCCGCGACTGATACCGCTGACAGGCAAGGCGATTCGTCTGATGCGCCCTATGGCGGGACGTGGCAAATGGTTTCACATTACCTCTGCTTCGCTGGATGCGCTGTTTCGCAAGGCGCGGGATAGATTAATGATCAATGACCTGCATTTTCACGATGCGAGAGCGGAAGCCTTGACCTTGCTGGCGCGTAAAGTTGATGTTCTAACCCTAGCTAAGATCAGCGGACACAAGGATATTCGCATGCTCTCGGAAGTCTACTATCGAGAATCCGCCGAGGATATAGCAGGACGCATTTGATTATGATTAGGTGTCTACTTTACGTTAGAGCGCTTGCGAATGAATGCAGCCGTTTCGCGCCGCAGGGTGTCGTACAGGCTCCCCGGCACCCACTTGCGGTCGTCGCGGTAGTCTGTGAATCCCTCTGCCGCTTTGGCGCACGCCTCGC